ATTGAACAAGCCGACAGAAAATCAGCCGACAACGGGCTACTAGACCTACAAAATCGTTTGGGGAAGGGGGTGATACCAGGTTTGCAGTTATGCAAGTTTGAACGGAAAGACGTTCAACGACACAAAATTATTGAACATATTTTGGGTCTATATCAGTAACCTGGTCATCTGAGTCAGAGGGGGAGAGTACTTCCCCTCTCCAGCCATTCTCTTCGGACAATCTATCAACGATAGCAGGATAAACACCTTTGTAATATGCAAACAATTTATCCCAATCAGTATCAACCTGATTGCCGTCAATAATACACTTATCAACTACACGTTCTTTAAAATCCATAATGATGTTGACTGTTTGATGGTCGGCTCTTTTAATTTTCTTACCTATACCAACCAACTCATCAATCTTGCCGTCGGCTTTTTTTACGTAAGTTACTAATAGATATCTCATGTTGTTAGTTCTGCTAATGTTGCTGCCAAGCTAATTTCAGGAATGCCAACCATTGATAGATTGACTAAACCATTACGAATCACAATGATTGCTTGGTCTTTTTGTTCTGGGGATTTGCCCCACAAGTCTAAGTTATTGTACATCCAACGATATGTATCTTCAATACGTGTTGGATATAATGCAAGATGTTGCATTAGTTGTTGACGACCCTCAATGACTTTACCAGTCTTAAACAAACTAGTGGCTTCAAGCAACAATTCATCTTCACTATTACCAATACTGACTGGAGGAAGCAATGTTCCTGTACTGCTATTGACTTGAACTTGATTCAAACACTTACGCAAGTCAGGATATGTAGCACGAACATAACTGTCCAGTGTGTCCAAATCAAATTGAACGTTCTCAGTGACCAATACAGTTGCCGCACGTGCAGTAAATTCTGTCATATCAGTTTTAGTGATATGAAATTCGTGACAACGACTCTTAAGTGCAGGGATAATCTTATGTTGATAGTTACAAGTTAGAATATAACGAACAGTTCCTGCATAAGCTTCCATGTCATTACGCAATGCCGCTTGTGCTGCCGCTGTAAGATAATCTGCCTCGTCTAACAATACGACTTTAAAGTTACCAAAGGGCATTGTTTGTACAAACCCATTGATTTTATCACGCATGTTATCAATACCGTTTTCACGACTCGCATTAATTTCTAGTACATCATACTCTTGTACGTCCAATTGATGAATCAATACTTTTGCAAGAGTAGTCTTGCCTGTACCGGGGTCACCGCTTAGTAACAGATGCGGGATAGTACCAGAACTGATCCAGCCTTCTACTTGTTGTTTTTGTCGTTCATCAACAAAAACATATTCTTCTACTGTTGTGGGACGATACTTTTCTACCCAGAGATTGTTCTTCATCGCTTCAATGCTTCGTATGTGATAATGTGGTTAAGTGATTCACCTAGGTCTTTGTCATGGGGTACGATATGTAATGAGTTTTTCATTCTGTCTGATTTTTCATCATAGTGACGCAATTCAACTACATGCCCGCCGTTAGCAGAATATAGATTGAAACAAGTGCCACGACTTTCCAATTCACCAGAAGAATCATGTCTTGATGGATTAGCACGAACGGTGTTTTGTCTTTTACTACCAGTCATAATAAGAGTAGGTCCCTCATCTTCTTCTTGAGAAACACTCCAAGCCCAACGAGATTTCTTTAAAAACCAATTGTCAAACCATTTCATATTAATACACCTTATCACTCATTGTATCATCATTAGGAAGTTCATCACTAACTAATAGTATATCGTTAGGGTCAACTTTGCGAATTGTTTTCTTACCAGTTTCATCTTCAATATCAATGCCCCTAGTCCAACGACCATGACTAACTAGAATCCATTTACCAATTTGAATTTCTTCGTCATTATGATCTGGGCCCACAGCATAGACCTGTGCCCAACGGGGTCTAATACCCGAACTTTTACCGTCATCACCGGGAATAATAATTCCACTTGATGTAATACGTGTTTCAAAACTCATTTCAGTAACAATAATTGTTTTACCAATAGGTTTGACTGCTTTAACTTGATGTGGTTCAAATGCTAATTTATTCATGTGTTTATTATATGTGATTGTTTAAATGTTTTCAAGGCTTTTGGCTAACTACTTTAACAATGTCATCAACCGAAAAGTCATCGGCTACTTCATCATCATTTAACAATTCCATTTCCTCTGGCGTAACAATATCTACTTCTTCTTCTACGGGCGGAGGAACATACATTGGCTCATCGGGAACTAAATCTGATTGTTTAATCTCTGCTTGTTCTTGGTCAGCATTACTCATGGTTGTACCATGCATTTTACTAGCAAGGGTTTTATTGTAAACCCCACCTATACGTTGATTGTTATCCATAATAACTTCATTCTTGCTATCAATAATGTCACCACGTGCATTAACACCCATATTACCTGCGGCTCTTACGTGTTCATGCTTGCTAACTAATGCTGACATATCAATTTCTTTTCCGATTGCGGATCTTATTCTAGACATTTTCTTACTCCTTATTTTAAAAACTCGTCAATGGACAAGTCATAGTATAAACTATTTATCCGATGTACTCCTAATAGAAATAATACAAAACTAGCAATACTGCTACCTCGTCCTACACCCCATACTACGTTATTTGCTCTCATTGTATCAACCAAATATTTAAGATAACACAATAATGGAAACAATTCACGTTCTTGGAACAATATCAATTCTTGCCCAGCACGTTGTAGTTCAGCGTATCCATTTGTTTGGTCAAGAATGAACTTAGCAATGTCCATCTCGTAGTATTCTTTTGGCATGAACCATTTACTTTGATTCTGATTGTCAAATTCTTTTACAGATAATTCAGGTTTCTTATAGACTACAAATTCCGTATTATTAATAAGTTCTAATGACTCATTGAATATAACAGGCTTGTCCACCAGTGCCCGTTTTAATTGTGCTTCTGGATCAGTTAGATAGATATTGCAAATGTCATCGTGTGACAATATTTGCTGACCGAATTCATCTGTATACATTTTGATATTGTAACAGATAAACTAGCTATTGTCAACTATGATTTGTCCGTTTTGTTGTCAAAGTTAGCAAACATAACTTCATTAGATGGGCCGATTGTAATAGCACTTATGGGTGTTTCTTCCCAACTCAAATACAACTCTTCCCAAGTTATGTTGTTCTTAACTAATTTAACAATCTTCTTAGACTTGTTCTTCTTGGATATTGTAGTAATCTTAGTAGAAGAATCGTTCCACCATCCTGGTTTATTAAATGGTCCTAAGTTTTCTTCTATTGAATGCTTACACCATACACCGTCACTCATACTAGATGATATAGTAATATCCGTTACAACTAATCTACCTTCATTTATTGAATTTAGTTTAGAGATTAACATAATACCAATGATTTGGTCATATGGTTCTTCGGGTAATGTACACACTTTTAAATCAGCATCCAAATACTTTTGTATTGTTTCATCTTCATCTTCACAAATAAAAATCGAATTTTGTAAACAGTGATTTAAAAAGTATTTAATTCTTTCTAGTGCGATATTTTGTTCACGTATGATTTCGGATTCAACATTAAAGTCTACATCAATCTCATAGTTATTTAAAATAAATTCGTTACTAAAATATACGCCGGTTGTAAATGCAAATGCACTATTAATTCTTGCTGTCATTGGATATGTTTATCTGTTGGTCGATGTTTTGTTTTTTATACATCTCATCCATGCGCTTCTTTAACTCAATGTTATAGCTGTTGATTACCATTTGAATTTGGTTAGCCATATTTTGATTGTTCATACGACTAGCAAAGGTCATCTTTTGATACAAACTGGTAATAGCAGTTTGTAAATCTTCAGATGATTTTTTTGATAAGTCGCTTAAATCTAAGAACGGATGAGTAATATGATTATTCATCAACTTATTTACTTAGATACTAGCCAGTGTGATTTTTTTCCAAATAACTGTGCTACCGTCATAGTTTCCAGTACATAGATACAGATTTGTACCATCACTGCATATTGTACCCGCTGTATCACCTTGTGCTCCAGTATTAATTGGTGTTCTCGTGGTGATTTGGTTAGATTTTTGATTTCTATTGATTGGGTGAATTTCTAATGTAGTACCGCAATCCTCAGTTGATATCATATACTGTAGTTTTGCTACACCACCACTAACTTGGAATGCATCTTTTGGTAAAGAAACAGTGTTTGTATAAACTGTACTAATTGCGGGGCTACCGTTGCTAGAATAATTTTCTAATGCTCTTGCACTATATCCCATACCAGCAATAATGTTACCTGTACTATCAATAGTTGTATCAGGAAACTTAATAGTAGCTTGAGTATTAGCAACAGTCAATATTAACTGAACATTACTTTGTGTACCGCTTGGAGCCCATGCACCAAAGTTGATAGTTGTATTGCCGGTTATTGTGCCATATTGCACATCACCTTGACTTACATTAATTAATTTAACATCAGAACCAGAGGTAGCAACGTTGTTACCTAAATTGAATGTACTTGCTCTAAAACTCTTAACCAATACATTACTAATCAATGTATTAGCCATATCATTGTTTAGTGTTGCTCCGTTCAATGCTGATTTAACAATAACCTTATTTTGCAGGTCAGTTATCTCAGTACCCGCAGAGTCAATATTATTCTTAATACTAGTAAAGTTATCCCTGAATCCTTGACTATCATTGTTGATACCGGGAACTGGATAATTTGTTTTAATGCCGTTTGTGTTGATTGCGCTCATAGTTTTATTTCCGTAATGTATTTATGATTCAATTTACTTGGGTAAAATTGTTTTTCGTGGAAACAATACATAAAAATCACGTGAATCAATTGGGTCAGGAGTAGGGGTAGCACTTGGTAGATTCTCCCAACTAGGAGTAGATAGATAATCGTTGTAATCAAACGTAGAACTCTTGTCCACAGTATAACGATCAATCAAGAAATAAATTTGATTGAGTTTGTAACCCCAATTATTGTTAATGTTATTTTTAATCGTTTCTGAATACCCAGGCTTAGTATAACATATTACCCATGCTGATTTAAATCCTAAAATGCTACCACTTAGTTGTTGACTTGACATCCATTTTGGTAACAACTTGCTGTCATAGTTTTCTGATAGTACACTTGAAATTTGCTTTCTCATGTTATCAAAGCTTGCAGGATATACATGCTTTACTAAATTACTTCCTACACTATCATAATATGATTTATTAGCGTTTTGGTCAAATTCATAACTAGTGTAAACGTCAGCACGACTACTAATGTTTTCTCCAGCAGAAATATCAATTACTTTAGGTAACGTAATATCTTTGGCAACACTCTTACCATCATTATTTACTAAATCGTCAATAATTTCACTGTATACTACTTCATATACTATGTTGCCATTATCATCTCTTGCTACCGCAGTTTTCAAATTACCTAGTATAATTTGTCTCCAGTAATGATTTTGATTTATGGCTGAAATATATTTTTCAATAGTACTTGAATCGATACCATATACTTGTACGAACTTAACATCATTTGCTTTACCAAAATTATTATCTTCTGGTCTATATAGATAATTATACGGAATAAGTGTATTGTTATTCAATAAGTCTCTAATTATTGCTCTATCATTTAGATTAGGGGTTGCTTTGAAATACATTGTTTCCGTAGGCACTTCATAGTATTGATTTACCTTTAACGTAAATGTTCTTCTGCCTATCAATGCAGGGAATATCTTACTATATGCTTCTACTTCAAATGTAAATGTGTTAAATGATCCAACTGGAGTCAAAGTTGATTTAGGTTGATTAGCTACTTTGCCTGCCAACTCTCCTGTTTGTAATAATATTAAGTTAGGTGGTAAACTTCCTGATATTAACCTATAGTTTAGTGCATGTGATGAAGTTGCAACTATACTTAAATCACTGATAGTGTTATTGTTAATGGACCCTAAATTAGCAGGACTAGACCAGTTAATAACGGGGTTTATATTTCTTATTACTCTTAATTTAAATTTAGTTATATCACTAACAATGCCAGGTTTGTTTCTCTTTTTTACACGCACACTAAAATCATAGTCACTTAGACCGGTGCTTCCCAATGTAGGGGCTCCGCTTATCCAACCTGTAGTAGCATATCCAGTAACTCCGGGCGGCAAATCTATAAATTCATAATCGATAGGATCATTTTCAAAGTCATAACCAATAACTTTAAAATTGAAATTAGACCCGCTTGTCACTGTGGGTATTATGTTGTTAGGTGCATAATATCCATAATTATTATCAGTATCAGATATAATTAATGACAACGGACGATTATTTAATATTGCCGGTATTCTTGTATTTTTTGCCTTTTTCAATTCTTGATTAAGAACAGTAATTGAATATGTACTAGATGCAACACCTAAATCATTTTCAAGTTTAACAGTAAATGAATATTTTTTAGTTGTTGGATTGCGAATATCAGTGATAGGAGGTTTAGCATAACCCTTAATTACTCCTAGATTAGTAATCTCTAACCCAGGCGGTAATATACCTGTAGCAAGTGTAATGTTAGTTGAACTAGCAATAGCTGCCTGAGTGTATTGTAATTGAAATTCTACCCAAGTACTATCGTTGATAGTAAGAATGTTACCAGCCTTAGTTGTAAATGATGGTTGCAATGATCCTAATACTTTAAGAGAAAAGGTACGGTCAGCAACTGAACCAAACATATCATAAGCACGGACTGTGAAAGTATAGGTAGTATCATTTGGTATTAATGTTGCTGTACCATCAACAATACCAACTTCGTTCTTGCTAGTTAATGTAATTCCATTAGGTAAACTACCGTTTAATAATTTATATTTTACCTCTGTTCCTATATTAGGTGGTTTGGCAAAAAGAGTGACATGAAGGTACTTACCTGGTAAATAAGTACCTAATGAACCTGCGGCTGTAACCCATATTGGCTGTACCATTAATTATCCTAATAGTTTTAATGCTAGTTCGTAATGATGTTTTCTATCTTCAATACCAATAGTACCACCGTTGATGCGTTTTGTAAGTCCTACAAAATCATCATTGTCACAGAACTTATTTAAATCGTTGTTGTCCCAAAACCAACCTGCACTAGATACTGCACCTTCAGGTGTCTCTAAGTATGCAACTGTTTCTTCAATGCTAATACCCAAATCTTCTGCAAACTTTGTATAGTTAGCACGACCGGTCAATTGAATCAATCCACGACCACAGAAACGATATCCATCACCCGATGCCTCGTCACCATTAGCCATACGACTAGCATAAACACGGTTAGCAATCTTTTCTGGCTGACGTTCATATGCTTTGGCTGTTGCTTCGTCTTTAAAATACTTCTTAAATGTACCCATTAAACCTTTTGCACTGTAGTTTAGATTTTCTTTAACAAAATTAAATCCACCTGACTCATGTGCAGTTTGTGCTATGAATGCGGCTGCTCGTTTGTGGTTATCATACATGTCATAGTACTCAGCAACTTCGTGTAATGCTGTTGCGTATTTTTTCAATACAGTTTCTTTAGTCTTTGGGCATAATGCCTTTAAAATTTCTAATGTTATCATAATATTTCCTTTATAATCTTCCAATTGCTATTTCAATGACGCCGATAGCGCCGTCAAAGTTTTCTAAACTCTTACCAATAACAGTACCTATCTTAGGGGATTCTTCCGCTCTTGCTCTTCCGCCACCGGCTGATATTAACATATCACCTTTATTTATTTTTCCAATTACTTTACATGGTACACGACCTTGTAATGCAACCATTGTAGGGAACTCGCACACCATTGCTGAGTTTAATACATATGCAGGATCAGTTGAAACTACGCCAGCAACCTTACTTGACATGATTCTATACGATTCCATCACTTCATTATTACCGTCAAAGTCAACTACCGTGCCAGGTTCGATATATTTGTCACCGGCATATATTTCTGCTAAGTCGGCAAATGTAGCAGTCAATCTAGAACCATCACTTAATCCCCAGTTACCAGTGATAGTTCCAGTGCCGGAAACTGTACCGGTAGTTAATAACGGTGTTCTAACATATCCCGTGCCTATAACTCCACCAGCAATGACATTGGTAGGTGTTGTAATATCTGCTGTAGAATTTAATCCCGATGTTACTGATAATCCAGATACAGTAAGACTACTGGTTGAACGTAAACTACCTGCAACTAAACTTCCTGTTGCATTTATTGTTCCATTAGTTACTAAATTACCAACACTTGCATCAGCAGTAATTGATAAAGTAGATGCATTGACTGCACTTAATGCTACAAAATTATTTGAATTCAATGTACCTGTATCAGCATTAAATCCAAAACTACTATTAGTAAATAATCTTACGTTACCAGTTACTGTTGAAGTCATCGCTAAGAAATATGCACCTGTGCTAGCACTTGCTGGAATATTTGCAAAATAACTAACATTTGCAGAAGTGACATTACCAACAACATTTCCACCACGTAAATTATTTAAATTACCACCTCCACCAATAAATTGTGTTGCAGTAATATTACCTGTACTTATATTTTTAGCACCTGTTATATTATTAATTACTGAAAAGTTATTCGCATTGATATTAGTATCAGATGTGATATCACCGTCAGCAGTGATTACGTTACCGGACAACACACCCGATACTGTTAAACTTGTTAATGTACCTGTACTTGTGATGTTTGGCTGGGCATTTTGTGTAACCGTCAATGCAACAGTAGCAACATTTGCTAAGGCTGCTGTTCCACTATATGTGCTATAATTTGCATTAGCTGATTCACCTGTAATATTAGTTCCACTTATATTACTTAATAAATACCCATCACCGTTGAAGAAATTAGCAGTAACTAAATTACCCAATCTTGCATTACCTGAAGTAATATTACCAGTAACTGCTAAACTTGTTAACGTACCTGTACTTGTGATGTTTGGTTGTGCGGCTGTTGTTAATGTACCTGCAAAATAATTAGAAGTTGCTAAATTACCTAAGGTGGCATTAGTTGTCTGAATATTTCCTAGGACCGTTAATAACGTTCCATTAAATGTAAGATTAGAACTAGCGCCCACTAATGAATTGTTATTAAATAAAATTTGTGTATTTCCGCCAGTAGCTGATATATTAGGAGAAGTAATAGTATTGGCTACTATAGTATTAGCAGTTACTCTAGGGGTAGTTAATCCAACGCCGCTAACATTTAATGTCAAATTAGCTAATGTGCCTACACTAGTAATTATAGGCTGTGCGGCTGTTCTAATTGTTCCTGTCAAATTGGCAGCTACAATGTTAGAAGTACTTAATGTATTTGCAATCTTAAGGGAGAAGATGTTGTTACTGCTATTTGCTGTAGCCGCATTTCCAGTAGCAGTTCCAATACCAACTAAAATATTGTCATCAGTATTAATTGTTACTTTAGCAATACTTGCTCTTAGTGTTATTATACCAGTTTCTGATGACGGTATTATACCAGCACCGCCTACGATTCTAACTACACCCGAAGCAAATGTAGTTTCATACAGTTCTGCAAAATTGTTTTGAGATTTTAAAAACGCAATTCTAACTGGATCCGCTGCCGGATCGTTTGGATATGCGCCTACGTTGATATTTTCTTGTGCCATAATTGTGCCCTATAGTGTATTTATCGTTTTTACAACCAAAAAAATAGCCCGAGAACATCGGGCTATTAAATGCGTGAATTACTTAGATTCCGCTTAGTTTTCTAAAATCAGACAACAAATCGGTGCTATCTTTCATTAGTGTACCTTCTGCTGTAACAATTTTAATGATTGGAGCTGTAGATTGACTGCGTTTTTCGCCCATGCCACCACCGCCACTTAGTGTTCTCATCATAAATTCTAAGTCTTGGTCTGCTGTATCATCAGCATCATTAGCATATTCTTCTAATTGTCTTGACAACTCGGCTTTAGCCTGCTGAAGCATTTTTAGTTCGTGTTCATAATGAGAAGGATCGCCGCCAAATTCATAAGCCATCTGACTCAATTGTTTTGGAGTGGCTGCTTTGATTCTTTCCTGTGTCTCTGAATCGTATTGAGAGGCTGCGCTTTCATTTACTTCTTCGTAGTCACATCCACATGATTCCATTGGGTAACCGCATTCATTACAAGTTTCTTGTCCTTCATCGACTTCTTCTTTGCCACCTTGTTCGTCTTGTCCTAGACGTCCGGATACTACATCACCTTGAGTGACTTCATCATACGGTTTAGCATTATTTGCTAAGTTACCATCATTAGCTTCTTGAACTGGATATTCTTTACCGTCTACTTCAAAACTGCTTTGGTGATTTTTTACAGCCTCAGCACGGTTTCCACTGAATTCGTTACCTTCTTCCACACCAGCTTCATCTACTTTTTCAGGTTCATCGTCACATGCACATGGACTCTCTCCGCATGTTTCGCATTCACCTTCATGTTCTTCGTGGTTATGTTCTTCACCACTATCTTCAATGCCAGTCATTTTCTTAATCAACGCCATCATGTCATCGCCGCCTTCATCACCCATTGAATCATGTGCGTGAGGGTCACCAACTGCAATTAATTGTGCTTCTGGGCCTTGATGTTCATCACCTGACATTGGAAGACCATAGTTGTTAACTTCTTGACCGTGTTCTTGTTTAGCACCACCTAAACCACCTAAACCTGCGTTACGCAATAGTTCAATGATTTCGTGTGCATTACCTTCAGTAGCACTTACATTAACACTGTCATGACCTTGGTCATCAATTGTTGTGCTGATTGTAAGATTCTCATTCAATAATGAATCCAATTCTTTGTCCCAGCTTTCTAATTGTAGGTCTTTCATATTTTTTCCTTCAAATGCTCTACGTGAGCTTGCTAAGTTTCTAATGAAACTACCTGCTTCTTTAACACCTTCTGGATCTCCGCTTGGTGCCTTAACTGTTCCTCTTGGATTAGATTGCCATGTACCTTGCACAATACTACCCATACCATTTTCTGGCTTCTTAGGAGGCATATAAGGTGGAGTTTGCCCCATTCCGTTTGTATTAGTTTTAGCTTCATCAACTGTACCTTGACCTAAATAATGGTGATAAGCTGTAACAACTTCACCTAAGAAATCTGGATCATGGTTTAATTTGTAATGTGCAGACTTAGGTGTCATGCCCATTTGAATCATTTCGTGATATACTGCATTAGCAAATTCATCAGAGTCAGAAGCCAATGTAGGATTTTCTTGCGCTAAAATTTTACCAATTTTCTCGTAAGTATATTCGCTTTCTTCCATTACACGTGCTTCAGAAACTTTCTTCTTGTCACCTAATGCTTTGAAGTCAGCACTAGTTAATTTACCTTTTGGTGGTGCAACATCTAAGTCATCTTGGTCGCCCGGTAAATCTTTTGTCTCTTTAACTTTCTTAGCAACTGGATTCTTTTTCTTGAAGGACGGATAAGGTGCTGTCTGCGTGAATGCGTTGGAGGTTTTAGCTGGCTTCCACTTGTCGCCAATGGCTTTTTTCATTGGCTCTTCTTTGTCACCATCAATTTCTGATTCATTAATCATGTTATCAGAAACTACTTCCATCCAATCTTTTAGACTATGCTTAACAGACTTCTTACCAACTTCACCTTTTGGTTTGCCACCTAACATGCCTTGTAAGCCTGATGTATCAAACTTGGTATCATTACCGTGTTCGTCTTTATCACCTTTTGTTGGGCGACCACGACCACGTTTTGGCGCGTCTTTTTTAGCTTCTGAGCCTTTATCAACTTTGCCAATCTTATGTCCATATTGGTCACGAACATCTTCTTTGCCATAGCTGTTACCATAAGTACCTTTGTGTACAGTAACTTCTGATTCTGTTAGTTCAGGTAGACCTGAAAATTTTCTTAGTTGATTTAGTTCCATAGTTGATTCTCTCATAATTGATTCTTCAAAGTCACGTGTTGCCTGAGTTTCAGGTCCACCTTGATTTGGTTGTACACCTTTACCAAGCATATCTGCTTTATCACGTTGAAATTCTGCCATGTCAGCATCGCCCGAAGTTGTTGGGGCAGGTGATTTAACTCCTGCCATTGGGCTACCTGAGCCGGCTGGTCCTGCAGTTGTTCCTGTCTGTGAACCTGCATTATTTTGTGCTGTTCTTAATGAAGATGCATTACTGACACCTGCCATTGGACTACCTGATGTTGTTGCGGCTTGTGTATTGCTTGATTGATTCATTGCTGATTGAGCAGGTGCTTGTTGTGGTGCCATTGTAGTATTGTTAGCAGTACCTGAACCAGCATTGACACCTGCCATTGGGCTACCTGATGTTGGTTGTGTCGCAGGTGCTCTTGTTCCTAAAGCTCCTTGATTAAATGCTGACGGAGTTTCTGCCGGTGCTCTTGTTCCTAAATTACCTTGATTGAATCCAATACCTGCTGACTGAGTTCCTGGATTAGCTGGAGCTGCTGTTGGTGCAGGTTGTCCGCCCATGATGCCTGTCTTAGCTAATTCATTTGCACCGCCTGCTGTTTGTGCTTGACTACCTACTGCTGGACCTTGTGGTTGAGGTTTAGCCGCCGGTGCTGTTGTTGCTGCCTGTGTCTTTGGCATTGTTGGATTAACAAATCCTCTTCCGCCGCCTGCTGATGGAGGTTGTTTTGCAGATGTGCCACCTGCCGCTGCCATTGCTGCTCCCATGTTGGGCGGGGTTGTTGTTGCAGTCTGTGTGGGTGCCGCACGTCTTGCCGCTAATTCTGCTTGTGCATTGCCTCTTCCGCCACCAACAGTAGCGGCTTGTATACCAGCACCACGTTGAAATGATCCGGGAGGACCTGATGCACCAGCAGATGTTACTGCCGGAGTCGCTGCCGGTGGTTTTACTTGATTCATTGCTGATTGAGCAGGTGCTACTTGCGGAGTAACTTTAGCTGATCCTGCGCCAGCTGGTTGACCTACTGGAGCTGCTGGTCCAGTAGTTCCTTTTTGTGTCCCTGCTTGATTTTGCATTGCTCTTAGTGATGATGCATTAGTAGCAGTTGTTGGTGCCGTTTGAGATACCGGTGCTTCTGTTAGTTGAGACATACCTGAAAGTTCCCTTATTCTGTTTAATTCTTCTTTGATGCCAAAGAAGTTCTTAAGACCTTGTAAATTCTTTTCACCCTGTGCTCTATTCTTATCATAGCTACCAGGAGTTACTTTACCAAATCTATCAGTATCACCAATCTCAGCATCGCTACGTGTTCTGATAGCATTACCTTCACGGTCTTTCCATGTTTCACCTGAAGCATTCTTAACTTCAGGACCTTTGTCATACGGATTTTCTGGAGTACCTTTAACTGGTTCTGGAGCAGGGGTAGTAGTTGCAGCCTGAGTTGGTTCAGGAGGTTTTGTTATTGCTTGAAGAATATTGGTATTTGTTTGATTTACTGCGTTTTGTCCTGCTGGATCAACAAAAGCATTTGCTCTTGCATCGTCACTATCATCCATTGAAGTTACAGGTGGTGCTACCGGTTCTGGTTTTACTGGTTCTGGAGCCGGAGCTGGTGGTTTTTCTAATTCTCTAGGTAGTACTGAATCTGGTTTGTCTAATTCTGCTCTAGGTTGACCTGATGGTCGTGTCATTCTTTGTGCAATTTTGTCTAGTGTGTCGCCTTTTTGTATCTTATACATATTGCCGCCACCTAAATCAATACTGTCACCTGCTTTAATTTGATTAACGTTTTTAATTTTATCTGGGTTCAATGCCATCAATGATTGAGCACCTTGATTACCTTTGTAGCCTAAGTTTTGCTGTGGTTTATTTCCTGTAGTAGTTGTTGCTGGATTAGTGTTTGGTTTAGTAACTGTGTTGCCAGATGAATCTATATCTTTACCACCTAGAATTTCTGAATTACGTCTTTCGATTTCGGCTGGTGTTAGTTTATTGCCAGGAGTAGTTGTTGCTGGACTTGTTTTATCAGCAGATGGCTTCAATGCTAACCCACCGGCTGTAAGACCTGCGGCTGCAACAGTACCACCGGCTACTTTTGTACCAGTTGACACACCTTTTTTCGGCGGAGGTGCCTGAGTAAATCTTGGCTCTGCACCTCTTGGTGCATTACCCTTTGCCGCGGCTGCGGCATTTTGAGCTTTTAAGTCAGCCTGTTGTTTTATAAAATCTTGGGCTTCTTTACTTTGTCCTGGCTTTGGTACATTTGGATTAGCAGATGCCGCTCTTAACTTGTCTGCTTGAGACAAAGTTTTTACTTCTTTTCCTGCAATACTTGTTGCAACATTTGGCTTAATACCAATCTTTTCTAAGCCTGCTGGATTTACTGGAAGAGCCTCATCCAAGTTTTTTAATTCATTAATTTTCATTTTAATTCCTATATCCCATTAAGTATTTAACTCTTTCCAATTCGGTAGAGCTTTCTTTAAATGTATCTTTACTAAACATACTGCCGTTGTCAGTATCTGTATTTTGCGGTTTGCTGTTTGGATTTTCTGTTGGTTTTTCTGCTGGTTTTTCTGCATCTTGTTTTGCTTTATAGGCAGCATCCCATTTCTTAGCAGAATCACTATCATTATATTTTTTTGTATGTGGGCCTGAATCGTCAGGAGAAAAAGCATATTTTTCAGCACCTTTAATAGCAGCGTAAGTTAGTGCGCCACCTACCGCCAGATTGCCTGCTGTTCTTCCCGCCCAATTACCTACTCTTCTACCAATACTAGGGTTTACTGTTTTATCAATGTCACCTACAGTTTTTTCTACTTTTGCTAAACGTTGTTCAGCATCTGTTGCTGAAGTCTTTGGTTGTGTATCTGTAGTCTTTGGCTTAGGTGTCGGTGTCGGTGTCGGTGTCGGTTTTTTAGTAGGGATAGAGCTTGTTGGTCCTTGACCTCCAGACATTTTTGGTGGCTTTAATGAACCGGGTGTGGGTGTTGAAGCTGAACGTAATTTGTTCGACAAAGAAGTAGTACCTGCGGCTTTACCACCGAATCCGCCACTGCCGCCCTCTAAATCACGTGCAAGAACATTTGCACCTTTATCAAATTTACCTTCATCTACATAAGGATTGTTAGGGTCTACTTTTTTTGCACCTGCGGCTGCTGCCTTATCTGCGGCTATGCCACCTCCTATAGCTCCTGTACCTTTTACAACTTTACCTGCAACTTTACCTGCCTTATTTGTTGCAACTGCTGATGGTACAACTTTAGATAATCCTTTAGAGATTAAGTTAGCACCTTTCATTCCTGCATTGAATACACTAAGTGGTGCAAAATAAGAACCTATTTCTCCTACTTTACTTGCAATCGGACTACGGTCTAATGCGTCAGCAGATGCGGCATATGTGTTTTTTAATTCGTCATCATAGTTGTTACTACCCATCATTGATTTCATTTTTGCGTCAAGTTTATCAGCATATCCAAATGTCAATGTATTGGTGCCTGCTCTTACTGCATCATCCACTGCTTGTGCGGTATTGTAAGCCGCTTGTCCTGGATTGTTTACTGCAAATTTAGCACCGGCTGCAATATCACGACCGGCTTGTTTATATGTTTCAGGATCAATTGCGGCTTTACCTGCTCTCGTGGCTACATCACCAACGGCAGAAGCAACATTTTTTCCATAATCAACTATATCATCCCCCCAACCTTCAGTAGTGGGACGAGATTTAGATTCACTGACTATGATTTCTTTTATGTTCATTTTCTTTTATCTAGCTTGTTTTCAATACGTTGTAATTGTGATTGTAGTTCTGCTACCTTTTCAGACACGTTGTCCATTTTAGTACTATTAATTTCAACTTTTTTATCAATGGCTGACATGTTAGAATTGACGGTAAGATAACCTGTACCACCTAGACTACATGCACCTATTACTATCCAAGTCAATTGGCTTGTATTAAAATCGATCATTTATTAGCTCCAGTAGATGGCTTTGGTGGACGTTTCATGTTAGACATTGGACTCTTTGTTTGAATTCCGTCTTTTGATGTGTTCTTGATTGTTGCTGTTTTCTTACCAGAGTAAGGAATGTCTACACTTGGTTTCTTTGGAAGTACTTTATCTAAGTACTGATTTGCATATTCTTTGCTTGCTTCTTTGCCGTTATCTTCTAGTTCAGGTTTGTCTAGTAGAGCTTTCTTATCATCACTCATTTGATTTGCATACTTGTCATTTTCTGCATTGATACTGTCATTGAAGTCAGTAGTTATAACTCTAACTGTATTGATATTCTTACCTAACAATTGAGCGATTTGTTGAATCATTGGCTCAGTAGCTGGATACTTGAATTCTGCTTTAATGATGTGTACTGCCTCATTGTGCAAGTCAGGGAATCCAAATGGGTCTTTAGTTATTGGTGTAGATTTTGGGTCACTGACTGAGACAGGATCAAATTTGTTCAAGTTATACTTAAACATTTCGATAAAGTTTTTGTCCACATCACCGGCGATTTTGATAGTGTAACGGTATGTACGTACACTTTCCATTAGATAAGAGCGAAGGCTTTTCATATTATGTTTTCCTATGTAATATTTATCTTTTTTACGTTTTTTTATTATTAGCTAGGATAGACTTTAGTAGTTCATTTCTATCTACTAAGTTGCCTTCTCCTAACGGAGTAGACTCAATTTCTTCAGTTTTGCTAGTTATCTTGTGGTCTAATTGTGCTTTCTTTAGCTGTAAATCAAGCATTTTCAACTTTTTATTAATCTTAGCGGTCTTAGCAGTAATAGCATGTCCTAGCATACTGCTGGCACTATTGAATATTTCGGCTGCAAAACGACTATCTACTTGCATACCTAAATCCATCAAGTCTTTGTAGCTGGCTGTGGCTGTTTTAGCTAACTCATCCATCTCATTGTCACTAGCTTCTAATCCACGTACTTGAGGTAGTGCATTTTCAATCTTAGATAATGTGTCGTATGCTTCTGTTGTGATGATATCCATCTCGGCATGCTGTATCAACTCCTCGTTTACTGAGGAAGCATCTTCCGCTAATTCAAATAGTTCTGTTAATTTTTTGGTCATACTGCTTCCATATAGCAGTATTTATTACTTGTTTTTGCCGTTGAAAAACAAGTCATTTTCGGTAATTACTCTAAAGCTAAACCCTTGTGCTTTACAGTATGCGTTTGCCGCTTGCCACTTAGAATGATTAATTGCAACTACCATCTTATCTCTTGCGCTTGCTACTTTGCTTTCAATAAGACTTTGTTTCTTAGGTTTGATTTCAACTACTTCTGCTATCGTCTTACCGTATTTGTTTTGATATACAATAAAGAAATCAGGAATGTACGTAGTTACTTTTCCTGTGAATGGATGACGATATGGTATTCTGATTGACTCACTTGCCCATTTAATAACACTCTTATTGTTATCACAGAACATCATAAATGTCATTTCCCAACCCGATCTGTATCTAGGTTTGCCGTTACCCAAATACTTTTCAGGGTTTCTTACTTCAAAGATACCTTGGGCAAATTTGCTCATATCACTATGTTGCGTTGAACAGGTTGATTAGGAGTTGGTAACTGAGTAATACCATACAATGTAGTATTAGACTTCATTGTGTTAAGATAATATGCCATTTCACCTGTAACTGCGAATGTAGGCTTACCTCTGAAGTTATCTAACAATTCAATTACTGATATTCCTGTTGCGGCAGAAATTCTAAACAAATATAAAGTAAAATTACTTGCAATTATACTTGTAGTAGATATAGTTTTAAAATAACTATACACAATATCATACTCGGCACCGTTAATATTCAATGAATCATTATATACTTCATCAAATGTTTTGATTGTTTTACTAGCTGAATCTACTGTATTTGCCATAATGTTAAATTACTTTGATGAGTTGTTTGTACTATTTTTTCCCGAGGGAAATATTACCTTAGCACCGTTTTGCGCTTGTTGAGTTAATGCGGGTGCAACAAACCCTTTTACGTCACTCTTAATAGCATTAACAATACCGGATTTACTATTGAATGTTTGCGCTATGCCACCTGCTTTTTTTAATGCACCCAAATAATTACCATTTTGTATATCTGATAGAACACCGCCGGCACTATCTAATAAACCATTAGGACCCATGATGCTTGAAGAAGTTGCTGTACCTAATGGGCTTGCTGTTTTATCGTATCCGCCACCAGTAACAAAGTCATCAGTAGTAGCATTGCCACCACCTCCACCAGATAGTAATGCCTTACCATCAATACCACCTTCGTAATATTTCACTGACTCATATGCAATAGTCATTGTATTGGTCATTGTGCCATTAGCTTGACTATAGTCATAATTATCATGTTTAAAACTTGTAATAATAGGATTAATTAATTGATAGCAAACAAAACTATTTTGATTAAATCCATAAATATTAATTACATTAAAGAAATCTTGTTTAAAGCCGTCTCCGTTTTCACTGCGGCTACCATCATATCCCCAAGAAATACCTTCATTAGCTGTATCTAATTTTTTATAAATATTTCGTTCTTGATTTAATTTAGGATTATTTTGACTAGTCTTAGTCTTACCATCAGTCGTAAAATTGCCAGGATCTTTATAGTTATAAGTGTAGTAATTGTACCATAAGTTACGCACTGTGTTAGCGTTGTCATCATGGAATGTTATATTGATATCACTATATTTAATTTTAGTTTGTACTACACGCTTGCGGTTGTATTGATTCATTACATGCGTATCAAAAGTATAACTAGGTAAATCAACTGTTTTTACTGTTAATCCATAAGGAATTTTAGTAGCATTCAATTGAGGGTTTATATCAAAGTATACATGGAAGAGAAATTTGAATTTAGGACTGTTTGCATACCCTGCTGTTCTGAATGTTTTTGATGCGTGTTGGTAATCACGCTGATAGTCAGTACTGAAAAATCCCTTAGAAATTCCGTTAACGAAACTACTAGGGGATTCTCCTATGATTTGCTCAAAAAGACCAGCCATTTGATGTGATTAAGTATTAAGTACCAAAACCAGTAACTGATGTTCCAACACCTCTACCAACAGTAATACCAACACCAGATGAATCAACTGGAGATTGAATTGCGTTATCAAAGCGAACTGTTAGAGCAATAGTTACCGCTTCGTTTGTTGCATAGTTTAATGTGTTGTAGTTAACTGTCTGTAAGAAACATCCATATAGTTCCCATGTTTCTAATACACCAGGAGCACTTGCACCGTTGTTACCATCAAGTACTTGATAACGAACTGTGAACTTATAGTCTTGTCCGCTGCCTGCACTTGCTTGATTAACAAAGTCCATTTGTTTCTGTAATTGTTGTCCAACTAACTTAGCAACGTTGCCTTGAGCATCATCACGTAAATTGATTGTAGTCGTTTGCCAAGTATGTTTACCAGCCAAATACAATGTTGAGTTGTAGATTGGGATTGTTACTTCTTGGAACTGAACTTGAGGTCTAGCAACATCAATAACCTGTTTTGTTAATTCTGATGTTGCACCACCTAATCCAAATCCATCAAACAATACTCTGAAGCGATATTGTAATTTGGGCATCAACAGACCCTGGGCGCTCGGCGCATTGTCTGCCCCCACTGTCATGTTAAATAATGCCGCTGATACTGATGCCATGTTTATGTCTCCTTAAATATATTTATCTTATTTTAATTTAGCGATTCCACCAGTATTCAAAATACGAACTGGAATGTAAATAAATTCTGCTGCCTTGACTGGTTCGATTGCAATATCAATATACAATTCGTTACGGTCAATACGGTCAGCAGTATTATTACTGTCATCACATACAACTAAGAAGTCATATAAACCACGTTTTGCAATTAAGTCAATAAACAATGTTTGTACAACACCTTGTATTTGACTACGTGTTAGTGCATCGTTTGGTTCAAATACAAACGGACGAGCAACAACTTGTAGACGTTCACGGATATAACATATCAATCTAGCTACGTTAATACGATCCAATGCACTCATTGTATCTTTACTTGTTTTGTTACCATAATTTAGTAAACCAACACCTGTGAAGAATGCCATTGGGTTAATCTGATTAGTGTACAATACATCACGGATACTGTTACGATTTTTAACTACTTGGAACTCACCACTAGCCGCATCAATGTAACCAATATTAGTACAATTATCAATTGTACCTCTACGTGTGCCTGCTGGAGCTAACCAAGGATAAGAGATTGTATCACTGCGTAGAATTGTACGTAGAATCATATGACTTGCTGGAACAACTGCTTGTGCACCTGTCAAATCTGTAGCAATTCCACTTGGGTAGAATATGCCCATGTACTCACTGCGTCCTACCAAGCCATCTTCACCGGTAGCAGTTGCATTCTTGGTGTTGTTAGCCCATGCTGTAATTTCAGTAGCAGAGTCTGGTAAACGCATTGGTGTATCACCAATAACGAATGCAGTATTGTTTCTTTCATTACTTAATTCAACCATATCAGGTTGTAATTCTGGATATCCAGGAGCTGCGATTAAATTCAAGAATGTATCTTCTTCACGCACTGCCATGTTAGTACCGATAGCTGCCTTCATAGCCTGAACGATTAGATTACGCTGTGCCTTACGACCCATGTATGCTGACCCGTCTGCCTTCAATCCGCTTACGCTTACCCATGCATTATTAATTACAGGTAAAACTGTATCGGGATATTTGGCTGCAGTGAACCAATCTTTCTTAAATGTTTTTACATTATAGCTTGAACGGCGTGTATTGAATAATAACATACCTTGTGGGTATGTTGTTGCTAACGGTGCATCTAAATCTAAGTAATTACTTGTTAATAAACTCTTAGTTGTTGGGATAGGATCATTTACTGGATCTGTTGTGCCGTTTGGTGCCCACCGTGCGTCAGCAAATAGTATACCTGCTGAACTTGTTTGGTCTGTGTTATCAATAGCTACCCATTTATCAACACCTTCAACTCGTTGCCAACGATACAATGCTGGATAGTTTTCTAAATCATTGCTATCTAACCACAAATCACCATAAGCTAATGCTGTTAAGCCATTGCTTTGTGTTTCTGGGGCATCTGTTGCAATAATTACACCATTTACATCGGTTGTGTTGGGTGATGGATTGCCAGCAGATACAGGCTGACCTGTACTTTCATATGCTACATTTCTATAACCTCTCCATACACCATTACGTTGAACCATGACATCAACTTGGTCAACTGCACTATAGTACCAATTAGTATTATTTGGGGGATTTGCATAAGGAGCACCTTCATTTGCAGTATAAGTGATTCTTCTCCAATTGGTTAATTGATACAAGTAACCCATGTTAGGCGCACCTGATACATATGCTACAGATTGAATTGTTGTAGTAGTTGGAACTAATTCCATAACTTTAACTATTAAATCATGTGTACCATTAGTACCAAATAAACTACTTCCCCTGATTGTAATAGTATCGCCGATACCATAACCTGTACCGCCGGAAACAACACTGTTTACATTGTAATAATTACCAATTGCAGTAATATTGAATGATGCGCCCGAGCCAGAATTGTTAGATGTATACTGAGCAGCAGCTGGGGCATTTCCTCCAGCAACAGTTCCCCTGATAACTTTAGGATTTACTCCTGGTTGAAATCCTGCTGTGTTTAATACTGCTGGATTAGTAGTATTACCAGACAGACCCATTAAAATTTCACCACCTGCAGTATGTTCTAATTGAATATATCCACTTACTACCTTAGCAGTAGTATAAGGGATATTTTGTTGTGTCCATGCAGTAACAAATTCGTTTGGTCCGGGTGTACCTGATGCGGGTAATGTAACTGTATATATACTAGAACCATTAATTGAATTAGGGACAGTAACACCAACAATAAAACTAGCACCTTGAGCAAATACTGGATTTGGTGTTGTGCCAGTAACAATTGTAGTACCTGCAAATGCTCTCTCATAGAAGTACATAGGACTTCCAGGAGACACCGCTTCATATCCAAAATCACCAATCAATGTTCCGGCGGCAATATTTTTGCCACCAGTTGAATCCAATTTATAATTAGCTTCATCAATTGAATTAAAAACAGTTAGTTGCTTAGAAAGAAAAGCGGCTGATGTTCTGCTATATTGAGACAATACTAAGTTAACACCTGCACCAGCTGAACTTGTTTTAATCCATACACTACCTGTTGGTCTTGGTGTATCTTGTCTAGCTGTCCATAATGGCATTTGACTAGATGTACCGTATTGAACTGCTGGTTGCCAGTAATATAGGGTTGAGTCAATTCCTAAATAATCTGAATCTAATATGTTAGGAGAAGATGCATCGGCTGCAAAAGTTAACTTAGTAAATGATTCTGGACTACTAGAATAAATGCACAAACGCCCTTGAACTATGTTAGCACTTAAATATCCAATACCTAAACCATTGATAATATCTGCAACATCAGTTACTGTAGTTCCTGATCCAATATCTACCGTAGCAGTAAATGCAACCACATTGTTAATTGTATATGTAATTGTAAAAATACCATTCACTAATGAATTTAACGGTACTGCTGAAGTTACTGCCGGAATTGATTTTTTCCAATCAGCAGAACCTAATCGTACCCATACATTACTTGGAGCTTTATACCAGTACTGACCTTCTTCAATTGGATTAGTACCTGTTCTATACAATGAATTGATTGCATAATTACCGATATTACCTAAACTAGTTATTGGAAAACCAGCAGGGTCTAGCAATTCTGTTTCTGTAATTACAATAGGTCCGGTATTTGTAAATCTGCCCGTTGCCGCATTAAAGCCATATATACCCCATGCTGAACTAGTTGTATTTAACCAATATGTACCATCTGCTGGATCACCCTTAGGACGAACCAATGTACCAACTAAGCTACCTAAGTCAATATTTGCACGTAGAACATAGCAACGATTTGATATACCCATTAATGAGTAAGCAGCTAACAAACCATATTCGTTTAATTCGTAACCATGAATTGGTGTTCCACCTGTTGTTTTATAGAAGAAAGGATTACCAAATAATGTAGTCAAATCACGTTGACTTGTAATCTGGTATAACTTGCCTGCATTAGCCGGTGTTGTTCCTGCTGCCACTGCTGTTCCGGCAGCATTTAATTTGTTTGTAGCTGTTGCCACTAATAATAAGGGTACTGAATTGGAAGCGGCTGGTAAATACTGACTTTGGTCAATGATTGTTACTTGCACTCCTGGTGATACTAATGCCATTTTGAATTTCCTTTATGTTATGATTGTGAGGGTTAACGCCCTAGTCGTATTAATATTTAGCAATAATAATAAAAAACGGTCAATTAGCGTACCTTCGAAGGTTCCTAGCTAAATATAGTATGAGACCAATATGCAAGACCTGCGGTAAGAACAATACTGCCGTAAATTACAAACGTGACGGTGTCACACATTATCGTAGCATGTGTGATGAATGTGGTCGTAAGAAAAATAAACTTAAGCCAAGAGAACCCAGTTGGCAAAAAGCTGGATACAAGAAAAAAGCCACATGTGATTTATGTGGCTTTAAAAGTTTATACCCTAGTCAAATGACAGTGTTTCATATTGACGGTAACTTAGAACATACTACCTTTAATAATTTAAGAACAGTATGTCTTAACTGTATTGAAGTAGTTAAGCGGAAAGACGTTCCTTGGCGTCGTGGAGATCTAGAAGTTGACTAATCCTGGTATGTAAGTCATCAATTGACCCATTATTATCAATCTGGTAATCATAATTTAATCCTACACTAGAATATTCACTAGCATGAATCTTAGCTTTGTCTAATTTAGCTTTACTCAGTGCCCAAAGACTATTACCATCAGGTCCCCGATTATATGCTTTTGCCGCATCATACCATTCAGGTTCAGGTCCTCGATTAGCTCTTAGTGTAATTCCACCTGCATTTTTAATAGCATTAACTTCATTGAGAAATCTACAATCAGTAATAACGATATCATCTTTTGTTTGTCGCAATTTGTTCTCTACGCTTGCTACCCAGATATCATCATGGAAGTTAGCACGACAAACTTCTGTGCCCCATTGTTGTAAGACCCAGCGAGGAGTGAGTTCAGGAATGCCTAATCGGACACTCCACCAGGGATCAACTTGTTCACGCCATTTACGGCTACTTTTAGTTGTACCCTCAAGCATTTCACGTTCCCAGCCAAAAACATTTGCTACTGCATCCTTTAAACTTGATGCAAAACTAATACGTTTAAACTTGTGATTTGTTACTAGATAGTCGGCAATAGTATCTTTGCCGCTTCCAATTAATCCAGTTACTCCTATAATCATGCGATCTCCTGTATTTGTAATTATATTACTAAGAGATGACATATGCTAGCATTTAGGTTAATTTTGTTTTGGATTAGATAATATAAATCTTAACCCTAATTCTGGATTATAGTCTTGTTCTAATTTCCAATTGGGTATTAAACGGTTTACCATTCTTGTGTATAATCCTATGCGACTGTTTTCTTTTGCATCAAATATAATTTGTTGTACATTATCACCGTAGTCTTGTAAGAATTCACGCATTATATCTACTACAATTGACATTACTTCTGCTGAGTTGCCTGTACCTGTTGTGCCATATAGTGATAATTTTTCAGGATCTAACGCCTCTCTAATTAAACGAAATTGTATTTCCCATGTTTCTGGCTTATCATCTTGGTGATGACTGTAGGCTGACCATACATACTTTCTTTCACCTACTGTAAAATTTGCAACTGCCTCTTCCTGAGATTGGCGATTCCACTTCCAGTTTTGATTACCGGGGCGAAATAGTTCAGTAACAAATTCACCTGCTCTCATTAACCTTGAATCCATGTCATTGGTTGACTATGGTCAACATATCGTTTCAATTCATCAATGAGTTGTGTTTGTAATGCAGTTCCTTCTGCTTTCAATGCAGTTCCGTTCAGTGTTGTACCACCACCGGGACCTGCTAAACTAGCATATTTTTCACGTGCTTCACCCAATGTTAATTTTAAATTTGCAAATGTAAAGTCACTTATCCAAACACCTGACCCCGGATCTTGTAACAATTCTGATTCAGGACGTTGTAGGTCTCCCCAAATTAATATCTTTTCACCTGTAGCTTTAACATCACGAACCAATTTAATCTGTTTTGTTACTGGATTAAATGTATAGATAACATACCCGCCGAACATACGTGCGGCTAATTCAATGTATCCTGCATAAAAATCATAAGTGGCTAGACCACCTGCATGATTATAGTTAAGCAAATAAGTGTTAAGAATAGCACTAGAGAACGGATCAAAAGAACTAGAACTAGGTCCTGTTTCTAATCCAATTGTTCTACGAAACACTTGTCTTACTCCAATAAACTCGTCGGGAAGAGTATAAGTGTTCACGTGAGCAGTTAATTCCATTAATGTATAGGATTCTACAGTTGAATTTTGAGCACGTTGACGATATACTTGAAGCGCATATTTATACGAAGTCTCATAGTGCGCAGGATCTAATTCAATGTCTATCATTCCGCCGCCAAGACGTAATTCTAGACTTTTGAATAATCCTTCTTTTAATTCATGTAGGGAGAGTGCTGTTGCCATATTTGTTTACCTGATATGTATGTATTTATCAGGTAAACAAGGATATCATATATCGTTAGATTTGCGATTTTCGCTGTTGAACACGTTAAACTCACCACCGGGATATCGTGCTTTTAGTTTCTCTACGTTCTCAGCAATCACATCATTAGGATCTAGACGAAGTGCCCTGCAAGCATTGATCCAGTACCACATGATATCACCGAGTTCACGTTTCATGTGAAACACATTATCATCAGTAAGTGCTTTACCTTGAAAGAAAATCTTCTTTGGAATCTCAATAAACTCACCTGACTCTGCGGCTAATCCTAGACATGCAGTAAGCAATAAAGGTACATTGATATCAGGGCCGTGCGTACACACTGTAGCATCAAAGTTAGCGTCTAATTCATCACACCGATCCATAAAAGTTGTCAAGTCATTGCTCGGTTGACTTGTAACAGCCTTAACAAAATCACTATATTTGTTTAAATCTACACTCATGCTTTATCCTTTAACATTGTTTTTCTACCTTCTTCCCCGATAAGCATATCAAAGAGTTCAATCACTCGTTGTAACATAGCGCAATTAAGCATAAGCAAATCACGCCGGTCATCGCACATCATAATTTGTTTGTCGATAGGTTCTATCAACTCCGACATTCGTTTTTCAATATCTTTCATTAAAACGCTTTCAGTATTAGCATATTCTCATTGAACCTACCATTAGGCGCAGTTGCTACTGCTTTAATTTCTTTAAAGTACTTACGTGCCGCAGGCTTGCTGCCCATTAGTTCTTTAATTTGCTCACCCGGCTTACGCAATGTTTTGACTTCACTTGCGTTACTATCAAAGCCTAGGATCGTATTGCCCTTAACTGTAAAGGACTTGCTGTACTCGTCAGCAATATAATGATGCACTTTGCGTTTTGCAGTGTCATAGACCCACGCCTCGCTTGCACCGTGCAACTTAGTTGGATGCACACTAATTAAATCAAGTTTGTTAACTGGATCTTTGAATTCTTTCAAGTACTTGAGTTTGCTAACAATCTTTTCTACAGGGACTGCTTTCTTTTTGCGAGGTGCTTTGCTTGCTTTCTTAATTGAGATATAGCTGTTCAGATCACCTAGAACACCATCTACAAATTTGATAAGATTACGCACTTGTACTTTACCTAGGAACGCATAAGCCTCGTTCAGGTCTTTGTCTGTACCTTCACTTAGTTCATTAAATTCTTCTGCTTTGCGCTTCCAAATCTCGACAATGATAGGTATATGTTGAGGCATGACATTGAATTTAGCAACAATGTCAACTGTTTTTTGTGAAGTCTTACCTGTAGTCATATACTCGTCAAGCAAACCTTCAAGTTCACCTGCGGCTTCTCCTGCTTTCTCACGCATCAATTCCTGAATATTAGGACGGTTGCTAGGTGCTACTTCTTTTACTACTTCCGGCTTGTGAACCAGTTTCAGCAATCGGGAGATTTCGTTTTGTAAGGTAAGTTCTTCATGCTCGTTCAATTCAAGACCTCGCAGACTCATACGTGCTAACCAGCACAATGTCATAATATATTCAGATTCATGGACTCTACGCAAATACTTAGCATCGGCAGTTCGTTCATGGCTATCTAAATATTGACATAGCAATTCTTTAGCATCCTTTTTACCATAGAACCGATTGTACCAAGTGAAACTACTAGTCAGTGCTAACTTACGACCATCACTATCAGGTTGCAATGGAAAGTAGGGCTCATCACCCATATACTTTTGATCTGCATCTTTTGGATTAAGTGCTTTAATAAAGTGGTCTGATGATACTTTGGGTTTACGTGTTACCATGATTACTCCTGTTACGATTTCATTATTATATATGATTATCCATTATTTGTCAAGCACAGAATGGTAATACTTTACGATAAATACTAGTAATATGCCGAAACTATCCCTTTACCGTAGCCAAAAATCCAATGATTACCGATTTTTTGATAGAAATATCTCAGAAATGTTTGATGTTGGTGGCACCGACTTGTATATACACAAATACTTAGGGATAACAGACTCTGGTCCTAGTAGAGATTATTCGCAACCTCAATACGACAAACTTGATCCTACAAACATACAAGACCTGTTATTCTTGGAAAATCGTGACCGCAAGTACGATAACAACATCTATAGATTGCGCGGTCATTACAATGTACAGAATTTAGACTTTGATCTAAGTCAGTTTGGATTGTTTTTGAATAACGATGTTATTTTTGTTACAGTTCATTACAATAAGATGATTGAATTGATTGGTCGTAAGTTAATGGTTGGTGATGTATTTGAACTACCTCATCTAACAGACTACCATCCATTAAATGAATTGGTTCCTACATCATTGCGTAGATATTATCAGATAACAGACGCTAACTTTGCAAGTGAAGGTTTTAGTAGCTCATGGTATCCACATCTATGGCGTATCAAATGTGAGCCGTTAGTAGACAGTCAAGAATTTAGTAATATATTGAAACAACCTACTAATACAGATACTTACTTAGGTGATTGGGATAAGACAACAATATACCCTGCAGGATATGTAGTTAGCTTTGGTGACAAAAATTATGTTGCTAAATCAAATGTACCAGTTGGTATACCTTGTACCAACACAACCTACTGGGAGTTAGATGTTGTTGACAACTTGAAAGATATATTGGGTCGGTATAATCAAAACATTTCAGTTAATCAATCAATGATTGATGAGGCTAAACGTCAATTACCTACTTCAGGTTATAATCGTAGTCAGTTATATGTTGCACCAACTGATGCTAGCAATAAACCGGCAGCACCTAAAAATCTTACATTACCCAAGCTTGCACCTAGACCGGGTATTGTTACTTTGGATCAATATAGTGATGCACCTATCATAAGAATTACAATAGCTGCCTTAAAAGATATTAATGGAATGGCTAAAGCTTCGAATTTACTAAAAGCATTTGTTAAGTTAAGTTTAGAATTGGCTAAAATTGAACCAGACAAAACAGCAAGTGGAAGTGGTAGTTTAGAACCTACGATTGTATTAACTGCAAAAGCATTAGGTGATATTATTGCACCTTATGGTACAAGTGATAACACATATTCTACTGCTGACCAAGATCCAACATTAACTAGCTTTACTGGTACTATTGTTGATAGCAACATCATGGACTTTAGAGCAGACGCTGACCCAAGATTCAACTTTGTTCCGGAAGCTACACCAAGAGGATTAGGATATACAAGTGGTTATATGGTAGGAGATGGCACAGCACCAAATGGTGTACCTTTCGGATCGGGCATTACATTCCCATACAACCCTACAACAGGAGATTACTTCTTACGACTAGACTATGCACCACAAAAACTATTCCGTTGGGATGGTAGCTTATGGGTAGGCATATCTGAGAAGGTACAAACAGATACTGGCTTCGGCAGTACAGATAATCAGAGCCTAATGAATAGCTTTATAAATAACACTAATCAAACAACATTGATTGATGGTAGCACTGTATCTGAGTTACAGGGTCTATCAACAATTCTAACTATTACGCCTGATTAAGGATATCAATGGCAAATTACTTTTACGACAATCAAATTCGCAGATTTTTAATTCAGTTTGCTAGAATCTTTAGTGACTGGAATGTTACTAAAGGTAAAGACCCTGCAGGAAATGATATCATAGTCCGTGTTCCTATTCAATATGGAGACTCTAGTCGCCAAGCTTCTGTGATACAAGCAAACAACAGTCCTAGCACTATGCCTAGCGCACCATTGATTACTTATTATGTGACTGGTTTAGAATATGACCAAAGACGTACACAAGATCCTACATTCGTTGACAAAATGACTGTTCGCCGCAGAGCATTTAACCAGGACACTCAAACATTTGAAAATGTACAGGGTGATGCATTTACAGTTGAACGATTAATGCCAGTGCCCTATACACTACGTATCAACGTGGACTTTTGGACAACAAATTATCAACAGAAACTTGAATTGATTGAACAACTTGGTGTACTTTTTAATCCAAGTATAGAAATTCAAAGTACTGATAACTTCATTGATTGGACTTCATTGTCAGTTGTATATCAAGATGGATTAACATTTAGTAGTCGCCAGATTCCAATGGGTTCAGGCAATCCTATAGATATTATGAGTTGGAAATTCTATATGCCTATATGGATTAGTGCTAGTGCTAAAGCCAAGAAAATGGGTGTTATTCACAAGATTATTGCTAGTATCTTTAAGGGTAATGCAATTACTGATATGCAAGATGATGATTTGTTATTAGGTACTAGACAAAAAGTTACACCGTATGGATATAAAATATTCTTAATCAATAATACATTGCAAATTTTACCTGACGGGGTACCTTTTACACCCAACAACAATGATATCAATTTCCCAGAAGAAAATCCGAACACAGACATTAAATGGAGTGCATTCTTAAACGTGTACGGAAAAGTACAATCAGGTATCAGTCAAATTTGGTTACAAAATCCATATATGACTACTGATATTGTAGGTACAATTTCTATAAACCCAATTGATGATAGATTGTTAACATATAACATTGACATTGATACGTTACCACAAAACACACTTGATTCAGTTAACAGCATTATTAATCCTCAACATAAAGGACCTGAGTCAGGATTACCAGTTGCGGCTACTGGTCAACGTTACTTGATTATTGACAGTATAGGTGCTACTAATTCAGAATTCTCTCCTGCTTGGGGAGAAGTAATTGCAAACGCCAATGACATTATCGAATACGACGGTACAAAATGGAATGTTAGCTTTGATAGTCAAATAGAAGCTGAAGTTCAATTTGTAACTAACCTAACAACCAATGTACAATATAGATACACTGATGGTGTATGGGTTAAGTCATATGAAGGCTGGTATGCAGCCGGAGATTTCTCTGTAGTAATTTAACGGTACTACTCATACAAGATAAATCAATGTATGAGTAAGAAAGAAAAGATATCAGCAGGCGTATTCTTCTACGCAAACAATACCAATAGATTTTTATTTCTTCTTCGCAATGAAGAAAGAGGTATTAATATCTGGGGTATTCCTGGTGGTAAACTTGAAGATGATGAAACATTATTTCAAGGTCTAGAACGTGAATGCGTTGAAGAAATAGATTTCTTCCCTAAAGATGCTAAACTAATACCCATTCAAAAGTTTGTAAACAATGTATTCACGTATCATACATTCTTTTGCAAGATAGATGATGAATTCATTCCCACACTAAATGAAGAACATTTAGGTTACTGCTGGGTAGATGTACATCATTATCCAAAACCATTACATAGTGGACTATTCAATACAGTAAACTTTGATATAGTAAAAGATAAACTAGAAAGTCTCATAAAAAAAGCCGCATGAAGCGGCTTTTTTGTTGGTTGAGTTAAAATTAAGCGTTATTGATTTTAACTGTTGTGTTTACTGTTGCCGCATCTAATGTCCATGGAACGCTTGAATCAGTAGCAAATTGCGTACCACCACTGCCACCTGCTTTACGAACAACTGTGCAACGACGGTTATTGATTTTCTTAACCCAATATTCGCCACCAGCACTGTCAAAAGCAGTTAGGTCCATTTCACCATCAGCACTTGCCGCGGCTGATGTTTTTAAGTTGCACAATCCTACGTTTGAGCCGTCTGTTACTTTGTAACGGCGTGCACCTTTTTGACCAACTATATCAACAATCTTACGACTACCGCCGATATATGCATATGGAATCAATGCATTTTCTTGATTACCTGCACTGTAAGGAATACCGTTATCAGTAGTTAGTACTGGAGTTGCGGCTGCTGCACCACCACTGAAAGTGATTGCGGCATCTGCTACGCTAGAATAACCAGAACCTTTTTCTGTAACTACAATACCGCTAACACCATAAGTAATAGTTGCGGCTGCACCTGTACCAGTACCACCTGAGAAGCTGGCTGGATTGCTTGCCGCTACAGTATAGTCACCTTGAACTGCAACTGTACCAAATGAGTATAAGCCCCAGTTTGAACCAGTGAAGGTCAACACTAGACCGGTACCATTAGTATCACCGCCTGTACGGGCTGTTGTTGTAGCAGTAAAACCACCTACTCCACCTGCCATGCTTGCTGGGAATGCGCCTGTGCCTGTCCAGATGCCTTGCTGTTCAACAACAATATTAGTTGCAGTGCTTCCGGCGACGGTGAGTGCTGTAACACGAACACGTAGTGGTGTTGATAAGTTAGCGTGAGTGAATGTAACCTTGTCGCCATCTGATGTGCTGTTTATATCATACAATGTACCACCGTTAAAAATGGTAGGTGTACCAAGACCTACGATAGCTGAAACAGGGAAAGTAGCTGCCGCTACCTTTGTACCACCTACTACAGTCAATACATCACCTACATAATATCCTGTACCGTTGGTTGTAGTAGCGGCTGATAATCCATTACCATGAACGATACCAGTAGCACGAACACCACCCGGAAGATCAGGAGTGCTGAATGTTGCTGTCGGTAAACCAGAAGTATATGCGCCTACTGTGTTAACTGTTACACTTGCTACGCCTTCACCACCAATACGGTCATCATTGTAGTTTTGACTGTTTGATAGATTACCAGTAGTCTGGTCGCCACCGGTACCGATGTTACGATTACCGAAGAATTTTTTGTTTAATCTTGCTGCCATTTTATTTTTCCTTTAAGTTAGTTGGCGTTCTAGGCCTACGCGGTTGACCTCCGCGTAAACTCTCATTTAAGAGCGAACACTATTATTTATCTTATTATCCTAGGGGAGTAGGTCCACCACTAGGAACTGATGTCATTGTTATCTTATACTTACTACCGTTAGAATTGTTACGCAAATATAAACCATCACTACCTGCCATTAATGTCCAATCACCTGTACCATTATTAATGTTTACATCACCAACATACAAGTTTCTCCAATATGCATCCCATGTTTGTGATACTGTAAATGTACAATCATGTGTTCTATTACCACCCAATTGTGTACCATTAATTCTAACAGTATCTCCATCTGCATATCCATGACCAGGATCATTAACTATAACTGCGTATGCTTGTCCACCTATAGCAGTAACAGTATATACTTCAAATAATGCACCTGTTCCACTTCCGCTAGTAGAATCTTGTGTTACATGGTAATAATCAGTTAATCCGTATGCTACTGCGGCTGCCGGAGTTCCTGTAATACCGGTAACATAATCAGTACCGCCTGCCTTGCCGCCTAAATTGTTAATTAAACTTCCACCTGCAGAACTTGTTTTAGGTGAAAAGTCACCGTGAGGATTAACGGTAACAGTTTGATAACCAGCATTCAAGAATGTAACTTGATTTATATCATGTGATATTTCAAAACCAGAACCAGGATTTACTGGAGGTGTTCCGGGTGTAGTTACAATAGAATTTGGTGCTGATGTAATCCAAAAACTACTTGCAGTAGTTGAAAAATATCCGCTTTGATTTGTTCCGGTAATTGCAAATGCATCAGTACCACTGTATCCTGAATTGCTTACACGCAATCGTGTTAATGTACCAACTGAAGTTATATTAGGTTGTGCATTTGTTGTTACTGTTCCTGCTGTAGTAGCAGTACTAACGCTACCTGCACTTGTTGCATATGTTGCATTAGCAACAGTGCCAGTAACATTTGCACCAGCAATACTAGTTAAACTAGCTCCATTACCTTCAAATACTGTTGCTTTTAATTTACCAGTTGCTTTAGTGAACGTAAATGCACTGTTTCCAGCAAAAGTACCACCATCGTTGAATTGAACTTCTGTTGTGCTACCACTTGCAGGGGTGCTAGGTGTAGTAACCCATGTTAGATTTCCCGTACCATCTGTTTGAAGGATGTTACCATTGCCTCCACCTGTAATTTTAACATTAGCAACAGGACCTAAGTTTGTCAACTTGCTTACATTTAAATTACCTACATTAGCATCATCAGTAACTGTAATATTACCTAACGTACCTAAACTCGTAATATTGCCTTGGGCGGCTGCAGTTACATTACCTGCATAAGCCGCATAGTTTGCATTTGCTACTGTTCCGGTTAAATTAGCTGCCGGTATACTTGTCAATCCAGCGCCACTACCATTGAATTGTGTAGCGGATACAACGCCCGTGTCTTTGTTGAATGTAAAACTAGCACTACCTGTCAATGATCCAGCATTGTTAAATTGTACATGTTGATTACTACCTTGAGCACCTGAAGGGCTAGCCCAGCTTAGTACACCAGAACCATTTGTAGACAAGAAATATCCACTTGTTCCGCCAGTAACACGTAAATTGCCTACATTACCTAAACTTACATTTGCACCGGTAAAGTTTACATTACCGTTAGAAGATAAATCTACTGTTGAAATACTTGTTGTTGCAGATACGTTTGCAGTAGTTAACGTTCTTGTGACTGTTATGTTATTACCTTGAATATTACCACTGTTGGCAAATATAAATCCACCAGATATTATATTACCTGAGACATTTAAGAAGCCTGATCCAGTAATATTAGCAGAAGTTACATTACCACCAACAGTCAAATCTTTGGTTGTAGTTAAATTATTTGCGGAGATATTACCAGTAGCAACTACGTTTCCACCTGTTGTTAAGTTTCCGCCCACCACATTACCGGTCGCTACAAATCCACCTGACGTAGAAATACTAGCGGCACTTATTGTACCCAGTGCAGTAAAATCTCCACCGGTATATAAATTACCACCAGTGATGTTACCGGTAGCACTGATGAGTCCGGATGTTGTTAAATTACCTACATTAGCTGTACCCGTGATGTTTGCAGAAGCATTACTTTTAATATTTCCACCAGTGATATTACCACTAGCATTTAAGATTGAAACTGTACCAATACTTGTGATATTAGGCTGAGAACCAGTAGTCAATGTTCCGGTTAGTAATGTTGCACTTAAATTTCCAGTAGTTTTATTAAATGTAAAACCTGAATTACCTGCAAAATCACCACCGTCATTAAATTGTACTTGTGTATTTGTACCTGCAGCACCTGTTCCGTCAAGCCAAGATAGGTTGCCGGCGCCGTCAGTTCCTAATATAGAATTAATAGAACCACCGGTAATACTAACATTACCTACTGCTCCTAAGCTTGTCTTTCCAGACACACTTAAATTACCGGTTGAAGTAATACCATTTGCCACAAATGCATTTGACATTGTGATAGTAGTATCAGATGCAACTATAGTTGCATTACCTAAATAAACAGTAGTATTAGCGTAGATAGAATCCCACCGTTTTGTAGCAGATCCTAAATCAAACGATATATTTGAATTGGGGATTACTGTTGAGTCAATAGTTAATAGGTTATTAACAGTACGTAAAAGACTTGAAGTTCCTAAAGTTACGTTACCAGTAACACTTAATGCACCACTAGTAGTTAGATTACCACCGGTAATATTACCTGTAGCAATTATCAATCCAGACGTACCTAAATTGCCTACGTTAGCGTTACCTGTCACACTTAATGTTGTGCTTCCGGTAACTGCTCCGGTGAATACACCTGCGGTTGCACCAATATTACCAACGTTAGCATTGCTAGTTACTGACAGACGACCACTAGTAGTTAGATTACCACCGGTGATATTACCTGTAGCAATTATCAATCCAGACGTACCTAAATTGCCTACGTTAGCGTTACCGGTAGAATTGAAAGTGCCTACTGTAGAAATATTACCTGCACTTGCATTGCCTGTAGCTGATAATGTACCACCTGTTGTTAAATTACCACCGGTAATGGTACTAGTTGCAGTAATACTTCCACCAGTTCTTAAATTACCACCAGTTATGTTACCTGTTGCTGTTATCAATCCACTAGCAGAGACATTACTTACTGTACTATTGCCAGTAATGTTCATTGTACCCAAACTAATTAAGCTACCACCAGTGATAGCACCAACTACTGTTGTAAATCCACTTACACCAATATTACCTAAATTAGAATCACCTATCACAGAAAGATTTACTGATGCTGAAATATTTGGAGCAGACAAGTCTCCGGTTAATGTTAAGCTACCTACTGCCGCTGTTCCGGTAACTGTTAACTCGCTTAAAGTGCCAATACTAGTAATATTAGGTTGTGCACCTGTTCTTAATGTACCGGTAATAAAATTAGCAGTCAACGAATTACCTACATTAGCGTTACCACTAGTAATATTTCCGGTAACTGTTAATGTACTTAACGATCCTAAACTTGTTACGTTAGGTTGTGCGGCTGTTGTTAATGTACCAGTTAATAAACTACCTCGTACTGTTCCGCTATTAGCAAATATGTTACCACCTGTGATAGTTCCAGTGAAGACACCCGCACCTGCTCCAATATTATTTACGTTAGCATTGCCATTAACAGTTAAAGTACCAGAAGCACTTAAATTACTTCCACTGATGTTTCCAGTTGCTGCCACTGCACCACCTGTATTCAAACTACCTACTGTTGCAATCCCAGTGACTGATAAAGCTCCACCGGTACTAATATTACCTGCGGTTATATTACTTGTGACTGTAAGTACACCCGGTGTGCTGATATTACCAGCAGAAAGATTACCATTTAATACTAGTACTCCACTAATACCTAAGTTAGTTGTATTTGCATTACCACTGATATTAATATTGCCTACACTTGCATTAGCAGTTACAGATAAAGAAGATAATACACCAATGCTTGTGATGTTTGGTTGAGCACCAGTAGTTAATGTACCAGTTAATAAACTACCTCGTACTGTGCCACTGTTAGCATATAGATTTCCTGATACAGTATTACCAGTAACTGATAAATTACCCAATTGACCAATATTAGATATATTTGGTTGATTAGCTGTTGTTAATGTTCCTGTTAAGAAGGCAGCACCTAAAGTTCCTAGATTAGCGTAAACATTGCCACCGGTAATATTACCGGTAGAGTCTAAAGAAGTTACTGTACCAATACTAGTAATATTAGGTTGTGTACCGGTAGTCAACACACCTTGTACATAATTACCAGTTATAAGATTTCCTAAAGCCGCATTGCCTGACTGAATGTTACCGGTTACATTTAGTGATCCTAATGTACCTGTTTGAGTAATATTAGGTTGTTGTCCTGTTGTTAGTGTACCTGTGAAATAATTAGCAGTAATCAAATTACTAAAAACTGCATTACCTGCTCGTAAATTACCGTAAGTTACTACAGTAATTGCATTGTTTAATAGTGTCGAACTACTAGCAAGCACGAATTCGCTTGCACTAGTTTTCCAACCCATGAATGCGTCAGTTGGAGTTGTTGTATAGTAATGTAATAATGTACCTCTATCTTTTGCATCATTTAATCCTAGAGGTGTACCATTTGGATTGCCGCCTAATTCAATTAATGAATCTTTAATACCTAAATTACCATTGATAGAAATATCAGTTACTGTTAAAGTAGTTAGCGTCAATGCATTGTTAACAGTAAGATTGCCGGTAATAGTATTACCAGTAATATTGATTTCAGACATTGTTCCAACACTAGTAATGTTGGGTTGTGAATTTGTTGTGACAGTACCTGTTAACAATGTTGCTTTTACAGTACCTGAGTTAGCATATACATTACCAGAAATTATGTTAGAGGTGACTGATAAATTAGCAGATGTACCAATGTTACCGGTAACATCTAATGTACTTAATGTGCCTACTGAAGTTACATTTGGTTGAGCATTTGTTGTTAATGTACCCGTCAATTGACTAGCTTTGATAATACCTATGTTAGCATATACATTACCTGCTGTTATATTTGAAGTTACAGAAAGATTAGAACCGGTATTAAAATATCCGGTTGCAGTTATATTACCAGTAACATCTAAGTTACCACCAACAGTTTCACTTCCGGTGACTGCTAAACTTGTTAGTGTACCAACTGATGTAATATTAGGTTGTGCATTAGTAGTTAATGTACCTGTAAAATAGTTTGCAGTTACTAAATTACTGAATATTGCATTGCCTGCACGTACATTACCTAATTTAGCTATAGTAACATTGTTAGTTGACAATGATGCTTCGCTTGCAAAAGTGAATTCAGCATTATTATTCTTCCAACCCATGAATGCATCCACAGGAGTTGTTGTATAATAATGTAATAGAGTACCTCTATCTTTTCCATCATTGCTACCTAGAGCAACACTATTTGGATTGCCGCCTAATTCAATTACCGGATCTTTGACGTTCAATGTAGATACGTCTGCATATGCTGTTGTTCCAGTAACAGTTAGATTACCATTAATGATTGTATCTTGTACAGTTAATGCATTGGCTTTTAGATTACCATTTGATTCAATATTGTTAGCAATTAAATTACCAGTAACAGATAGACTACTTAATGTACCTATTGTAGTAATATTTGGTTGACTTGCAGTTGTTAATGTACCATTTAATAAACTTGCACCAATAGTTCCTGTATTAGCGTATATATTAGCGGCTGTAATGTTAGCGGTAACATCTAATGTACTTAATGTGCCTACTGAAGTAATATTTGGTTGACTTGCAGTTGTTAATGTACCAGTTAAGTATGTAGCACTTACTAGATTACCCCCTGACAATGAATTGCTCGAACCCAATATAACATTATTCAATGTTCCTAAACTCGTAATATTAGGTTGTGATGCAGTTGTTAAGGTACCTGTTAGATTGGCTGCTCTAATAGTTCCTGTATTGGCAAAAACATTACCTGCTGTTGCATTCCCCGTAACTGCTAGTGAAGTTAATGTACCCAGACTAGTAATGTTTGATTGAGCATTTGTATATACTGTTCCTGCAATCAATGCATTACCCACTTGACCTGATACATTAGCACCGGCTACTGCATTAGCGGTTGTTGCAAATGACACTGCACCGGACACATTAGAACCGGCTACTGCATTAGCAATTGCCGCATATGAAACTTGGTCGCTTACATTAGCACCTGCTACACTATTAGCTATTCCTGCATATGCAACTTCACCTGAGACATTGGCGCCTGACACTGCATTTGCGGTTGTTGCAAATGCTACTGCGCCAGAAACGTTAGCACCTGCTACTGCATTAGCTGTTGCCGCAAAAGTAACTTGTCCATTAACATTAGCACCTTGAATGTTACCAAGATTATTAGCACTACCAATGAAAAAGTTAGCAGTGACTGCATTACCTAAACTTGGATTAGTTGCGGCAGTTACTGCTAATCCGTTAAGTGTTCCCACACTTGTGATATTTGTTTGACTAGCAGTTGTTAATGTACCCGTTAGATTGGCTGCTCTAATAGTTCCTGTATTAGCAAAAACATTACCAGCAACAATATTTCCAGTAACACCTAGTGTTGTTAGAGAACCAACACTTGTGATATTAGGTTGTGCCGCAGTAGTTAATGTACCTTCTAAAAATGTAGCACTTACTAAGTTACCACCTGACAATGAATTACTTGAACCCATTGCTGTGTTAAGTAGCGTACCAACTGAAGTGATATTGGGTTGAGCGTTTGTATAAACAGTACCTGCAATTAATGCATTAGCTACTTGCCCGGACACATTAGAACCGGCTACTGCATTGGCTGTTGTCGCAAATGCTACTGCACCGGACACATTAGCACCGGCTACTGCATTAGCGGTTGTTGCAAATGCCACTGCACCTGATACGTTTGCACCGGCTACTGCATTGGCTGTTGTCGCAAATGCCACTGCACCTGATACGTTAGCACCGGCTACTGCATTGGCTATTGTCGCAAATGCCACTGCGCCAGAGACATTGCTACCTTGAATGTTGCTTAAGTTATTACCTGCGCCAATAAAGAAATTAGCAGTTGAGGCATTGCCTAAATTAGCATTTGTAACTGCAATATTACCAACCAAAGTTAATAGATTTGTAGAACTGTTAAATGTTAAATTGGCACTGCCACTAAGGTTACCGGCATCATTAAATTGAACTTGCTTATCACTTCCGCCAACTTTGCCATCTACATAATTTTTAGTAGCCGCATCACCGCTACTAGTAGGGTCTACCAAATTTCTAATCTGCGTCGGGGTTCCCCATGTGAATGTTGCCATTTTTTTATTTTCCTATTATTATGTGGTCACTGAGATTTTTAGTGAGGTGCTGAAATTAGTAAATCCATAAACTTGATATGTATGTCCACTAATAGTTTGATTTAGATATGATATTGCCGGCGTATCTACCACTGTAAATCCTTGGTCAACGTGTTGGAATGTATGCGTTGTAGTCGCACCCGGGACAGCTAACCATAAATAGTTAGAAGTTGTAGAAGATGAATTTGCCCCATCACCAACAGCATACGCTTTTGTTAAATATAAGTCACTATTAATGAAGTTAGGATTAGCACTGCTTCCTGTAGTCTTATAGAACAATGGATAATATTTAGTTGCAGCCGCTACTGTAGCAGTAGTAGATATCGTAGATGTACCGGATGTTACATTAGCACCCAAACCAACATAATCTGTTGTACTGATTGTATAGCTATATGAACTGTCCAACGAACTAGATGTTCCTGATGTTGTTCCGGTAGTACTTAATGTACCAAATACACTTGCATTACCAACTTGTTCATATCGCAAATTACCGCTATTAACTGTTCCGGTAACCGCTGAGTTCCAATTAAATGATTGACTTACATTCCAGAAAGGAATTGAAGCTGCCGTCCAACTACCATTAAAGCTAATATTAAATGGCAAGTATTGATTGTTAGTTAAATTATTACCGTTTGTGTTAAATACACCTCTACTTGTTGTCAATGTTGCAGAAATTGTAAGCGGGCTACCGACTGTCTGTGATCCTGCGGCAAATAAACTAGAAGGTATAGAGTACGTGCCGCCTGCATTGGTTGCTATACTTAGGCTTGTTAAATTAGTACCTGTAATAACCGTACCACCAATAACGATAGAATCTGAAGATTTAATGTCAAATGTAGCATTAGCAAGACCCAATGTAATTGTGATATCACGTGTATTGACTGTGCTTGTAACTCCATTAGTGTATGCGTTCTTACTTGTTCCACCACTAGACCATACATCAGTCATTGTGAATGTTACCGGACCTAATTGTCTTAATGTAAATACGCCTGCCGGATATTGAGTATTAGCATAATCTATGTCAAATACAAGCGCAGAACCTGCTACTAAATTATTGACTGTAGAAGTTGCATATGCTTTACCATTGCCAAATATCAATCCACCGGCGCCATCAGATATCAACGCTTGTCCAGTAGTGCCGCCTGGTAATTTTAAACTTGTAGCATTTAAATATCCTGCAACATTTACACCAGTTGAAGTAACTACTGCAACGTTAGCAGTTCCGTTAACTGATACAGTTACATTACTGTTTGCTGTAACGGTTACATTACTGTTACCATTAAACAATGTACTCGGACTTAATGATATCCATTGTACACCTGTAGTTGTTGTACTTAATACTTGACCACTTACACCAGTTGAACCATTAATAACAATAGGAGTAGTAGAAGTTAAAAGAATATTTCCTGCAACACTTACACTGTTAGAAGATATAGTACCATTACCAAATGTCGATGTTACTGTAGAATTACCAACAGTCAACGAACTTAATCTACCAACAGTTGTTATATTAGTTTGTGCGGCTGTTGTTAATGTACCTGTTAGATTAGTCGCACCAATTGTACCACTATTGGCATATAAGTTTCTAGCAATAACATTGCCAGTAACTGTAGTAGTTCCGGTAGCAGTTATATTTCCAGTAACAACATTACCTGAATTTACATTTGCAGTAGTAGTTAAATTTGCATTTAAAGTTAATGCACCCGAAACGTCGGTAGTTAATTCTCCGGCAGCGCCTAAATAAATTGTACTACCTGATAGATATAAATCTTTCCAACGTTGTGTTGGTGATCCCAAATTGTATGTTATATTTGCGCTTGGTAACAATGCACCGGTAATGTTACCTGTGATTACAAGATTAGAAATATTTGTATTTAAACTAACATTTAGATTACCGGAAGTAGATAAATTACCAGCAGAAACATTACCACTGAACGTTCCTCTACCAGTAGAAATATTACCAGATGTTATGTTCCCTGTAACTACTAAATTATCTGTAGTACTAATTTGTCCAACCGCAACTACTGCACCTACATTTAAATTAGCGACTGCGGCGTTACCGGTTACAATCAATGTACCGCTAGTAGAAATATTACCTGCCGCAATGTTACTTGTTACAGTAACATTACCTACATTAATATTACCTATAGTAGCATTGGTATTAACTGTTAGTGTGTTAGTCGTTACTAAATTAGACAACCCTGCATTTTGACCACTGATGTTACCGGTGAATACACCAATAGTAGCACCTATGTTACCTACATTAGCATTTCCTGTTACGTTTAATACACCTGCAGTGTTTAAATTACCACCGGTAATGTTACCAGTAGCTACTACTAGACCGGCAGTACCTAAATTACCTACATTAGCATTACCGGTTACTACAATGCTTGTTAGTGTACCAACACTAGTAATATTTGGTTGTGCATTTGTATAAACGGTTCCAGTAACTAATGAATTACCCACTTGTCCAGTAACATTAGCACCAGTCAAACTACTTAAGTTTCCTCCATTTCCTGCAACTGAAAGTGCAGTTAATAATCCTGAAACTTTATTAAAAGTTAGTCTAGCATTACCGCCAAATGTACTGTTGTCATTGAATTGTACTTGACTGTCTACACCACCGGGATTAGTGATAACTTGTTGTGTTGGTAACCAGTTGAGACCAGAACCATCTGCTTTTACTGTTAGTACATAATTTGCAGTAATTCCGCCTATAGTTAAATTACCTACGTTACCCAAGTTTACTGGTCCGCTGACTTCTAAATCAATTAATGTACCTATGTTTGTAATATTTGGTTGGCTTGCAGTAGTTAATGTTCCTGTAATAAAGTTAGCAGTTGCAACATTACCTAAATTAGCATTACTAACATTTAAATTACCTGCAATAGTTGCAGTAGTTCCATTCGATGTAACAGATTGGGTATTAATAAACAGTGAAGTACCAACGTAAACATTTTTCCACTCTTGCGACAAAGAACCTAAATCAAATGTTTGGTCAGCACTTGGCAATAAATTAGAAGTTACATTAGCAATTACTTGTAAATTACCTACATTAGCAAGACCTGCTGTTCGTATATTACCCGCGTTTAAATTACCTACTATATTTGCAATATTAGATATATTAACATTATTTGCATTGACATTTCCGGTAATTGCGGCTGTAGTTGTTGCTGTAATACTAGTAAATGCCCCTGTATTAGGAGTTGTAGCACCAATACTACCTGTTACTGCACCTCTAAAACTATTTGCAGTTACTATGTTAGCAACTACATTACCACCAACTGTTAATTGATTTGTAATTCTACTGAATGTTAAATTAGCACTACCGGCAAAGCTACCAGTACCATCATTCAATTGAACTTGATTATTTGAACCACCGGGACTACCTGTACCTTGACTATAAAAAGATACTGTTACTAAACTATTTGCATCGTATGTTGCAGTTGTAAAAGTTGTAGAATCAACAGGATATACAAATGCAGTATCTGAGTAAAGCGAAAACGTGGTAGTATCAATCTTTTGAGCATAGAATTTGTTTGTACCGTTTTCACCAGCAGTTTTAAGTTGCGTCATCCCACCAATACCGGCAATAGTAATAGGGACACCCGTGGTGATTAAATTATTAGCACTAGTAGTTACAATTGCTGGATTTGCCTTAGATATGTTAGTAATGGTGTATTGAATAATACCAGAACTAGTCCAAGATAAAATACCTTGACCATCAGTCTGCAAAACATAACCATTTACACCACCGGTTAATTTAATATTATCAGCATCACCTAGATGTACTCCATAGCTTGGTATAACGTTAACGTTACTAGCATCTAGTACATTTCCACCAGCATTGACCCAAGTATTGCCATCTTCTGCCAAGACCATTACCTGTCCTGGATATGTGTTAGCTAGGTTAAGTGCAGTATTAGCACCACCCTCTAATTTAGCATATTGAAGTGTAGATACTTCAGTTAATATTTCAACTTGGGTAGTTGTACTGTTGTTTGCCGGCGGATGTAATATAGGATCATTACCAATATACAGCTTTTGGTCATCTGTAGCAAAGCCAAGTTCGCCCTCAGACAGTTGAGGCAAATCTACATTTGCCCCTGTACGGTGTTGAATTTTCGAAATCTGAATTATAGCCATAGTATATTTTTCTTAAGGAAAGATTATATACTATTTATCAATCTAAAGTAGATTGGTCTAGACAAATTTCAAATAGAATCCCTCACAACGTTTGAACCACATGTCTGTATACTTGTCAAATTCAGTACCCTCAACAATGAATTCTTGGTATTCATTGGCAGCTGAACACATGAAAATGACACCCTTGCGTATCTTTGTTCCATGTACTTCATTATGTGCGTTAGCATAGGCTGCTAACTGCACAAAATAGTCATCAATCCACTCACGTTTCTTAGGCTTGTTTGTCTGCTTATGATCCATGATAGCTTCTGCATTATCATGTACACCGCATAAGTCCGTTGTTCCGGCATATATTGAAGGGAAGTATACCGGAACTTCTGTGCCCCAATATTCATTACACTTTGATAGACCTTGTGCAATGATACTGCTAGCCATTTGATGACTTTGAATACTATATGGATTGCTTCCGGGTGTGCCAATCTCACCTGTCTTAATATAATCTTCAAGCCACTTGTGCATACGTGTTCCACGACCTGCAGCCTCTGTTGTGATTGCTTGTGCTTGGACTGTACCAACTCGTTTACGCCAGTTAGCCAATGCTTGTTTAGATTCTTCTGATTTAGTAGCGTCTAGTATTGTAGTGACTGAGGGGAGTTTGTTTCCATCGGGTGTAGCATATCTACGACCTTCTGGTGTATCGATGCGTTTAAGTGGTTCGTATTTGAATTTATTAGGAATATACATTATAGTCGATTATAGTCGATTATAATTTAATTGTCAATCTATTTGGCTGCTTTTTTAGCCATTTGAGCAACGATTTGCTCTGATTCGTCCGGGTCAGTTGGTTGTTTTGCTAATGTCTGCCCCCTGAATATAACTTTATCATCTTCAATATCTTTGATAAAGTGAACTAGTGGTTCTTTTTTAATGATATCGTATATATCAGTTTTGTCTATTACAATCTGATTTTTATTTAATAATTTTAAAAAAGCATCGGTGCTCATTGGATCTTCTGAGTTTGCGTTTTGAAGGTCGGATTGAAGTTGACTTGTTACCGCAGTCAACTTCACTCTTAACGGATCATTATTATCAAACTCAAAAAGACGCATTATCTTTTTGCGCGGCCTACGCTTGTTGGTTCAGCTTCTTCTTCTTCAGGAGCTGCCATTTCTTCGCCGCCCATGTCAGGCATCTCAGCACCCATTTCTTCTCCACCCATAGCAGGCATCTCAGCACCCATCTCTGGGGCGCCCATACCTGCATCCATACCAAAACCGCCACCTTGACCTGTTACAACACCTAGTGCGGCTTGTAAACTTGTCTTAGCTTGTGTTAATGCGGCTTGCAATGTGGTAAGTGATTCGTTAGCCTGTGAACTGAATTGCTCACCTTCGTTAGTACCAATTTCACTGTTAACGCTATCAATAACAGCAGGTAATTCTTTAACTAACATATCAGAAACTTCTTCAACCATTTTCTGTACGCTGTCAACCATGTCTTTAACTGCTAGAACAACTTGTGATTTCTCAACTTCTTCGTTCTCAACAACGATACGGCTGTTGTACATTGGTTGGGCTCTTAGTTCACCATAGTGATGTGCTAACGCTTGCTCCATGAAAACAAGTTTCAAGTATGCTGGATTTTGTTCACTAGAATGAATAGCATTTGATTGTCTAGTTTCACTGATTAGACCTTTTACTTTACGTAGCATGGTTCTTGTGTCAGACATAGACAATTTGTCAAAGTTCAAAGAGGTATTAAAGTTCTCTTTTAGAGCTTTCTTGGCCATCAATGATGGTTTACGGTTAAATTCGGTTAGTTTCATAGGTATTCCTAAAGTACGATAATGTATTTATCTTTCTTCAAATAAATTTAAAGAGAAGATTCCTTAAATTTATTTATTTGCCAGCGTTTCGTTTGAATCATATAACTATTTAATTCCTCTAGAATTATTTGTTTTTTGTATCTGGCCTCAGCTAATCTATTGTATCTTAAAAAGTCTAATTTAGATTTTTTCTTAGCATTTTCAGCGGATTTAATGATAACATCTAAACTTGCTAATTGGATATCTAATTCTTGGACACGATTTTCTTCATATATAAGATTACGTTTGTCCAAAACAACCCAAGTAACTGCATATTGCAGGGAAGAGAATATATTGACTGTATCTGTAGTTATTTTAGCAACTTTAAATCCGGTTGGGATAGCGGTTATCTCATATTGCTCAAACAATTTATAAGAATTTCCATCTTTATAAACTGCTTTGTCTTTTAATTTGTTTAAATTTTCTGCACTGAATAGGCGGTTGAAGGAGTCAAATAGTTTCTTTTCATTCATATGAAAGCACCTCAAAATAAATGTTTCTTAGTTCCGGAGTAGTGTCTAAAAAGTCCGGTAATCTAATGTGTCGGTCATGTATCTTTATCATGGGCACCCCCGAACAGTCAGTATACAATGCCCCTAATTCATTCTCGTTTTCCATGAATACTCCAGAGTGATTTATATAGAAATCAAAGTGCCAAATATTACATGGCTCAGTCGATTCTATTAAAAACCCAAACTTGTCAAACTCTGATAAATTAACTGATTCCGTTACGGTAGTATTAATGTTTTCTGGTTGTGCCCGCAATGAGATAACCTGTACGATAGTGTCTAGGTTGCATTGTGTGTTTCTTTTTTGTTCCCACTCTGACGCATCTTTGTTTGTCATATCTAGCGGAGGTCTACGACTTGTAATATCTGTTTTAGTGATATCAAAAAGTGTGTAGCATCTAATTTTAGTTCCCATACAGTATTTAATGTAGGTAAAAAAACCCAAGAATAAATCTTGGGTTTTCGATTACTTAATTAACTATTAAGCTAATATGAAACCGGCGTTTGCAACAGTTGCGGCATTGAAACGATAGCCAGAACCTGTATCTAAAGCACGAATAGCAGTTTCTAAGTCGGCTGCTGACCATGCCGCTACTGGGTAAACAGCAATACTCATTTGACCTGAACTTGCTTCTACTTGGTAGAAGTGTGTTGTTGCTAATTGTGTGACACATTTGATAACTTTATCAACTGCTTCGTCAACGCCCATTTGGCTAGCTACGTCAGCACCGATATCAATTTTGAAGAAATCAAGCTTTGGACCTTGAAGCATAACTGGCGTGCCAGTTGTTTCTGAACCAGAACCATTTAGTGTATCGATAGCGAATACTGGGTTTACGTCACCATGAGTGTGTAATAGATTATTTGACATTTTATTTTCCTTTAAAAGTTTGAACCATATAGGCTCTACTTTTATTTATGCCATTTGCAAAAAAACTTGGTTTTAGAATATCTTTCCACCCTGTTTTAGCTTTTGAATTACAATTTCTTGTTCTTTTTTGCTAAGTTGTTCTAAAGATGCAAGCACATTTTGTCCATCAGAACTCAATGGAATATCGGCTGCAGGGTGTGATTGTACAAAGTCTTGTCTTTCTTTAGCATAATACTGGTCAAATATTTCTTCAGCCAGTTGCTGTATCAAATACACCGGGTTTTTCTCACTTACTATCATTTGTGCAATTTGCTGAGAAACTGATTGAATTTTAGGTTTTAAATTTCCAATTTGGCCTGACATATAGCCGGTAATTGCTTGCTCAATAGATTGACCATATTGCTTTATAAAGTTCTCAACTTCTTGAGCCTCTTTCAAATACACTTTTAATTTGGTAGAGTAATCAAACGATTCTTGTACAGGTGCACCTTGTTGTGCTTGTTGCTGTGCTTGTTGCGCTAATTGTTTTTGTATTAATGCAATATCGTCTTTATATGCTTCTTCAGTACTAGCAATAAAACCTTGAAGCCTACTAACGAAATTTCCTATAAACTTCTGTCTAGCAATTCCTTTTTGGACACTGCCTATACCGCCCTGAGATGCATCAAACCCAACTGCGCGGGCAAATCCGGTTGCAAGTACACCCGGTGATGCTGCCATTGCGCTACCAGTTTGAGTGATTGAATCTTTAGCTAAAGAGCCGATTGCCCCTACATACTTTCCAGCTAATCCGGCGGCTTGTCGTCCTGCATTTTTTAATGAGTCGCCTATGCCTTCATTCTGAATTTCACTCAGCTTCATTGGGCTTTCTCAAACTGTTTGAGAATCTAGTCTGGTCCTTAGATTTAATGGCATTGAGTAACTTGCGTTCCAATACAGCGGCACGTTCAGGATCATAGTGCTTGTTAATCATTTCAATGAGATTTATTGCGCTAGTGATTATATTATGGGCACGGCTTTCAATGACATGTTTAGTGTCACGGTTAGTACCTAGTGCTTCTAATTCTTCTAATAGACTGCGAGTTTTGCGTTCCATAATATTTGATTCCTAATTATATTTATCACTTACGCATTGCATTAAGCATAGCTTTTAATCTTGCACCCTGGACGTCTACTACGACTTTTTTATGATCCTCAACCACTGTTCCACCGTCAAAAGGAGCATCAGACGCTACAGTAGAGTGTGGCTTCAATTGATTCATAATCTCGTTAGGACTAGGAGCGGGTCTATACTTCATTTGCTGTTCCCCGTGATTTTCTGGATCCTCATCAGTAATACGCATAGTTTCAATGTTGTATTCCAAGTCAATTTTCTGCCCCACACCCGTCGAACTACGACTTTTCATACACTGAATTTGATACTTACCGCGTTCACGCATACTGCGACTTGTAAAGATACCAAACACGTTGTCCGCTGTATTAATCTTACTGATACCACCTGCAATATGACTGTGGTCAAACTCAATTTCTTCAACCGCACTACGGTTCAACTGACTAGCAGTTACCATCAATACACCCAATTCTTTTGCTAAATTTCGCAGTTCTTCACTAACGTATTTGTCTTTGATAAACTGGTCGTTTGGATTGACTTTAACTGATACTGGCATAACCAAGTCAAGATAATCAATCATTACAAAGTCAACTTTGATACTAGTTTGAATTTGAACCTCTTTGATATAGGATCTAATATCATTTACATTACTCTGTGCGGGCAATCCTTTTACACGATATTGTCCTGCTTTCTTACCAGCCATCTTGACCTTGAGTTCAGTATTGTCAATATCTTTACGAATGTCTCTAGTACTCATCATGGTCAGCATTGCATCAGTTCTAAGTGAAGTTAATTCTTCTGAAAGTTCTAATGAAATGTAAACACCACTCAATCCCATTTGCAACCAATTCAATGCAATGTTCATCATCACTAGTGACTTGCCTGAACCTGAACCACCTGCAAAGATATTCAATTCACCTCGACTGAATCCTCCATATAATAATTTATCCATCTGCGGCCAACCCGTACTTTGTTGTCCACCTGCATTAAAGTATTTGTGTAATCGTGCTTTAGGATCAGCAAAATAATCTGTACCCATGTCTCGTTGTAAACTAATCTGCACTGCATCTTTAATTAGTTTCTCAACGGGTCCAAAGTCACCCTTGTCTAATAAATCGGCTGATTTAAGAATTGCACGTTCTAGTTCTTGTCGTTTAGTAAATGATTCAAATTCTGCCAAGAACCATTCTGTATGTTTATCCCCAAAATCTTCGATAATCTCAATTTCAATTCCGGTTGTTGCTTTGATTTGTGTTACATCCGGAAGTATACTATACTTCACACTGTATTCTTTCATAAACTCTGCTACTGGTCTGATTGACTTATCAAAGTTTTCAGCATTCATAATGTTCATAACCCGTGTATACAATTCTGCATTGGTTATCATCATTTGCAGGAAGAGTTTCTGAACCTCTGTATTATAGTCCTTTAACAATCTGTTTCCTTCTCATCTCAATTTTAATTTTACTTGTTGTTGCATTTTGTAATATACTTAGCAATGTAGGGACCTTGCCATATCTTATTACTGCATCATTAACATCCTTAATGTCATTTTCCCAATCAGGTAAACTAACACTATATCCCAAATTTAATGCTGTGTCGCATATTTCTAAACCAGGCTTATCACGATCAGGGACCATGATGATTTGCCTGTTTAGTTGTCGCAACAGTTGTGCTTGTTCTGGACTAATGTTGTTATGTGTCAATGCACATCCATCAATACTTAATGCATCAAAGATACCTTCAACAAGAATACATACTTGCCATTCTGGCTTTTGACAGTCGTAACCAAACACATAACCTATTTGTTGATTCTCTGTTATGAATTTAGGCTTACGATCATCTAAGTATCTACTAGTATGACCAACTATTTCATTGTTGTACGTGAATGGGATAATCACACGATTATTGTTACGACCTTCATCATCGGGTGTTACATAGAATTTGTTTCTGTTTGTATCGATACTACGCTTTTTAAGATAATCAACAAACACCTTATGTTTTTCGTTGTTAATATCTATCAATTCACAATCAGGCAATGTCTTTTCTTGTAGATTTATTGGTTTGACTTTCTTAAACTTTTTAGTAAAATCAAGTAAGTCTTTGTTCTGTAAGCTTTCTAAGCTCCAACGTTGTACTTGAAGTTCATCTATACCAGACCATATTAACAAGTCTTTAACACGTTTAGTTATACTTCTACCCAATTCAAAGTGGCAGCTATATCCACAGTTAAAGCAATTATACGTCCAGTTGTTACTGTCTACAAATTTGATGCCACCGCGCATTCTGCGGTCATTCTTATGCCCGCGTTTATCACAACAAATGGCATTGAAGCTGTGCCAGCCACCCATTGTTGTTTTCTTTTTACCAGGAATAATAGACAGTATGTCAAACATGTTACTAGTATAACATATTTTCAGTACAAAAGCAATTTGCTTTGGCTTATCTTGTGTATATTTGGGTAGCGTCTCCGCCCGTACTTACAAACTTAACACGCATATATGGATGAAAGCCTGTAATGTTGACTGTAGCACAATCCATTTGTTCAATGTAGGTTGTAACATTACCAATTTCATACCAATCAACATCTGCTACAGTAGAACCTTGGACTTGCATAGTTCCAGAATAGTTGTCAAAGTAAATTTGTGCTGTTACATTGAATCCTTCTCTTGCTGAGAAAATACTACTATAGTAGGTGACAGCAGGTCCGGTTGGTGTTGGTAGTTGGTGATTAGGAACATTGATTAGGTTGGATGGGGTGAAGTTTGGCATCACACTATCAACAATTTGAAGACCACCTCTAGCACCAGAATTGTGGTCAACAAACACTGCAAAATCAGTAGTAGTATCTGATATTTCAATACTGTAATGACAATGTTGCGATTTAATATCAATCAAGTCCGTATCAATAGTATCCAATTGTACAATACCGTTCAATGCCACAACGTTGGTTAGCATCTTACTAAATAGTAACTTAGTACCATCGTCACTGATGATTCTAAAGGACAACTCTTTACCGGTAACATTGATAGGTTTTTGATCCTGGTTAATCAATTGGAATTGCAGTCTATTGTCAACTCCCTTATGTAATTTTAAGGTTTTTGCGTACACGGTTTGATATCTCCTAATTGAATTGCCGGACATCATCACTATTGTTTCTCTAGGGATG